CTTGACTTGCTTAAATATTGGCAAGATCAGTTTGAGATTGACCGTCAGGCAAAGAAAAAATACGATCTTCTCATGGATTCATGGGAAAATATGTACAACGGTAATCGTGAGTTTGAGAATGTCAACAATCGGCAAGAAAAAGAAGCGAGAACGGTTGTTAACTTCCCTCGCTTAATTGTCGAAGCACTTATTGATATGACTATACCTGACCACGACTTTAAACCCGTTACTGCTGCCGATGAAGTCCCTGTTAATGCCTTAAAGAGTTACGTCGGTTATGTGCTGAGAAGTTCCTCCCCTTCGCTTGAAGAAATGAATATGTCGGATGAGCGCAGAGTTTCAAAGTTAGGCGGTACGTTCAAAAAGGTTCACTGGAACAATAATATCAAACGTGCTGGGTATGTCGGTGAGATTGAGATTAGTAACCCTCACCCGAAGGATATTATACCTAACAAGTCGTCTATTAACTTCGGCGACGATATGGAACATTATCATCATCCGGTTAACCGCACACAGAAGTATATCCTCCGTAAATGGAAAGATATAACGAAGGATATGTTAGAGGAAAAGTCGATACTGTACGCCGAGTATGACGAGATTATGGGCGACCAAAGAATAACTACCGTTAACGACACTACCGGAGTTTCTAAGGATACTGGACTTGGTAAATATACTATCGTTGAGACTACCTACCGGGACGACGACGGAGATATTTGTAAACTGTGGTGGTCTGGTGATTTGCTAATTAAGCACCTTCCAAAGTTCTTTTATCGTAGGGACGAGGACGGGGAACCGTACAAAACTGAGACTATTGAAGCAGGTACACAGGTTCGTAGGGGTTTGGACGATCAGGGCAATGTTGCCTATCGTGTTGTTGATACCGAAACTGAGGCAGAATACTACATACCTACCTGCTGGGATATAGTCTATCAACCTTTTATTATGCGTGATAAGTGTTGTTGGGGTATATCCATTATGGAAGATGTTTGGGATTTGCAGGAGAGTATTAAGAAAGCGGTCCATATGTATGAAGAATCTTTCCTTCGTGGCAGGAAGAAGATTCTAACCTCTTCCACAGAAATAGCAAGAAAACTTATGGACCCAACATCTGAAATAATCCATGTTAATGACGTAGGAGAGGTTAAGGAAGTTGATTTAAGTACAAATATTGACGGCATTCAATTGGTTGATAAATTCAAAGAATGGTTGCAACTTATAACCGGCGTAACCGATGCCTCGTTGGGCGTTCATCAACCGGGCGTAACATCAGGCGACCAGGCGCAGGCGTACATTAGTCAGTCAAGTAACAAATTAGCAATTAAGTCTGCTTATAAGTCAACCTCATACAAGACACTTTACCGCACTATTGCGGAGTTTGCGTTGGCGTTTTGTGATGATGATCGTCCTTTCCGCATTACCGGAGAGAAGGGCGAGAACAAATACGGTCAGTTTAACCGCTTATCCATGCTTCGTGATGTTAACGGCGATTTAATCTATCCTGACTTTGATATTGAGATTTCAGCAGAAGTTGGATTTATGAAGAATAAGTCTGAAATGATGAATTCTATTGTTTCTCTTGCAGGGCAGGGACGTTTTGAACCTACTCCCGGCAATATGCTGATACTGAAAATTCTTGATAAAATCGGTGTTCCGCACCTTAAAGAAGTTATCGGGCAGATGGAGCAGGACATACAGCAGGCACAAGAGGCCCAAGCGCAGCAGGAAGAGCAGGCAAAACAGATACAAGAACAGCAACTAAAGCAAAGTACTGATATGATGCTTGCTAAACAGCAGCATGAAAAAGAACTTGCCGTTATAAAGCAGCAGGGCGAATTAAACCGTCAGCAGCAATCGCACGACCTCGAAAGTGATAGAGAGGTTATGAGCGGAGAGTTGCAGCAGGACGCAGTTATGCAGTTTATGGATAAGTTGAATCAGATTAAGGAGCAGGATCCCAATGCCTTTATGCAGATTATGCAGTTACCGACAGATCAGCAGGTACAGGCGGTAATGAATTTAGCGAGTTAATAACGGAGAACCGAGGGGGATTAATCATGGAAAATCATATCGAAGATGTGAAAAGAGCAAATAAAGTTCTTGTTACTTTACAGTTCTTTGATGGCGACGAATATATCTGTAAGTATAATAAGGGTATAGAGTTTGATAATTGCATCGGTACGTTTGGTAAAATTAAAACATTTCAATCCGTAGTAAAGGCGTTATATCGCACTTTTCAGCAACTTATTGGAGTTAACATCAAGGAAAAACATAGCACGGTTATTTTTACCAATATAACTGAATCAGCGGAGGTAAATAATGCAACTAACTGACCAAGAAAAAAGAATCATCGAAGAATTACGTAACCTTGGAGGATGGGGAACGCTTACCATCAAAGTTAAGGGCGGCAGGGCGGTTATGATTAGTCCTACCAAGGATATTAAACTTGACTAGGAGGTGATAATTATGGCAGGTTGCAAGGGTAAAGGTAAAGGTATGGGCATGAAGGGTATGCCTAAGTCCGATAAGAAAGATATGGGCATGGGCAAGGTTTACGGTAAGAAGATGAAATAACCACAGGTTCAATTAACTAAATAACCAATCCTTAGTAGGAAAACCACAGGGATAGGGTATATCAGAGTACCGTTATTGGTATTGTGATATACTCTATCCCTATTTTTATTGCCTAAATTTAGGAAAGGAGGTGTAAAACGTGGCTAAAAATCTCGACAAAGCAATGCCTTGTAGCGGTACTTTTACCTATGGAAATACAGGAAGTCGGCAGGCAGATGTTACTCGTGTCATTAAGGGCGGCGATCTTCGTTCGCGTCCCGGTAAAAACAACGGTGCTGTTAAATAGTTAAGGCAGGGTAAAACCTGCTTTTCCTATTTACCTACATAACATCGCTCCGCTTCAGGGTGACGGTTGGAAATAGACAACGGACACGCCGGAAAGACGGTGAATATATCGCTGGCGAGCGTAAACGTGGGGTGTAATCATGGCAGAAGAATTAAACAATGACAGCGTAAACACTGAGGTAGTCGCTGATCCTCAAACAGACATTGATACTAACGAACAAACCGATACCGGGGACGTAACCGGCACTCAACAAATGAGTGATGCTGAGGTCGTTGAACAGCAGAAACAGAAGCAGACACAGGATCAGAACAGGGCGTTTGCTCAGATGCGTAGAGAGGCGCAAGAGGCAAAGCGTAAGGCAGACGAACTTGAACAGTGGAAACGTGACTTTGAGCAGAAGAATAACGCACAGCAACAGAAACAGTTGCAGGCAGATATGGACGCTCAAAGGAAGAAACTTGCTGCAGAGTTAGAAGAACAGGGATTTCCTGCCGCACAGATTAACGAGTATTTGAAGTTAGACCCTGCTTTTCAGCAGATGCAGTCAGAGTTAAACGCCAATAAGCAACAGTTAGAGCAGGAAAGATACCTGAGAAATAGGCAGGCGGCAGAGCAGCAGATCGTGAAGGACCATGCTTATCTAAAGGGTAAATACGGTGATATTGTGCCGGACTTGGACGCACTTGACCAAGCAACCGTTGATATGGTGCATAGCGGTATGCCGTTAAAATCGGCGTGGTTAACTGCTAATGAGGATGCTATTGCCGAGGCGTTGCAGAAGAAGGCGGCGCAGAAGGTTATTAAACAGGTTGGCAGTAAGGCACACTTGGGTACTGAGAAGTCGAATGATAGTACCGACTTGGGTACTCAGGTTAGTTTGAGCGCGGAACAGATGAATGTCTGGAAAAATCTATTTCCCAATGATACCGATGCTCAGATTAAAAAACGTGTCTTGGGTAGGCAAAAGAAAAAATAGTTTGGAGGGTTCAAAATGACTTTAAAACATAGAGGAAATATTGACACTGGTGATTCAAAAGTAAAGATAATTGATCACTTTTACATGACAGATGCAGAGGCGGCTGTAGTGGGGCGTGCTTATAAATTAACTACAGCACGATGGACTAAGGCGGCAACAACAGACAGAATTTATGCAATTTGTATTAAGGCAACTGTTGCCGGTACTGACGTTCTTGGCACTATGGCACTCGTTAAGTCTGGCGACATTATCGAGGCAGACTATACCGGAACCGCTGATGCCGCATTTATAGAAGGACTTGAATTGGCCGTACTTGATGCAAACGGTGATAATGTTGATGCGGCAACCGTTACTGGTGGTCACTTGGTTGTCATTAATAAGGATACGGAAAACAAAAAGGTTAAGTGCGTTGCACTTAAAAACTTTACTCAGGCCGACTAATTGGTTGGTCTGTTTTATTTTTAAAAAAATTCGGAGGTGCAGTAAATGACTGTAAATAACCAAAACACAGGTGCTTTTCAAAAGGCAATGGGTTTATATGAAGTACCGATCTTAGAATATTGGCAGCAGAAGTATGTTGATTCGATTAAAGAAAGTATGATCCCCATGCTTTTTTCCAGAGTAAATAGCAACAACCCTTCTGAGGCAATTAGTGAGCAGGTAGGTAAGGTAACATTCAATAAGTGGCAGGGTGAGTTTAACTACTACGATCTTAAAGACGGATCTGCCAGGACGTGGACCCCGGTGCCATGGGAGGCGGGACTTGCCTATGACAGGTTTACCCTTTCCAATATCAAACTTATTAACTTACAAAATGACACTTCTCACTTTGCTATTGAGGCCGCAAGGTTCCGCGAAAGATGCGCTGCCGGCATTTTTACCTATGCAGATCAGACTTCTTTCTCGGTTGATGGAAACGTGTTGGATTGGACAAGAACTGCTAACGGACTACCTCTTGCCAGCAATGCTCAGACTTCTTCTAATTATTCAACCACACAGGATAATTTGGAATCCTTGGAATTAAATGAGGAGAATCTCGAAATTTTATGTCAAAAAATGTTTGACCTGAAAGACGAGAACGGACGCGAGGCTAACCTCCAGCCTGACTGCCTTGTAGTGCCTACAGCTTTGCGTAAGAAGGCTTTGGAGTTGATTGGTGGAGAAGGTAAGGTTGATACTAGCGACAACAACCCCAATATTTACAATGGCAGTATGAAATTGATGGTTTGGAAAAACTTCCGTCGCCAAGCAGGAAAAACAGGTCAACCGTGGGCAGTTATTGATTATGAAAGAGCAAAAGAGGCAATGAAGTGGATTAATCGTCTTGAATCAGGTGAGGATTTTGAGGTAACAAGTAATAAGGACTGGAAGAATCAGAAGTGGGAACTTGGTTCTATTATGTGGTTTAGCGCAGGCCCATACTCTTTTCACCCGTTCCAGTTTTCAATTCCGGCGTAATAGGGGTTATTTGCCCCCATTATCCTTTAACCATAATTCTAAGCCAATTTTAACTGCGTCTTGAATTGCTATGTCTTTGTCAATGCAAACCTTTTTTACAGTTTTGAGCAATTCTTCATCTAATCTAATGTTTAATTGTTTCAACGCTAAAATCCTCCTTTTAGCTTGCTATAATTCTATACTTATGCTATAATAATAGTATAATAGAATTATAGCACTAAAACATAAATAAGTCAAAGGAGTATTTTATGGAACAAAAGGGCGCTATGTTTAGGAAGAATTTTTCTGATATACTTAACGGATTTAAGGAAAGGGACTGTATTCTGCTTATAGACAAGGAAGAATATGTAAATACTAAGCAAAAACTTCCATATATATGTAATAAGCATAAAGATAAAGGCGTTCAGTATACTCGCTGGGACAATTTTAGATTGTCGGTTGGTTGCTATTATTGCAGTTATGAATATAGGGGTAAAAATAGAAGGTTAAATTTTGAGGATGTTGAAAAAGCATTTTTAGATAGAGACTATATTCTTTTATCCAATAAAAATAACTATAAAGGCAACAAAACAAAACTCGCGTACATTTGTCCAAAGCATAATGATAAAGGAATACAGCAAATATCATGGGCAGACTTCAATTCTGGATGCGGTTGCTATTATTGTGGCAGGGAAAAGGTAGAGGAATTTAAGGTAAAATATACATTAGAACATTGGGAGAAAGAATACGCGGAGCGCGGTTATACTCTTTTGAATCCTGAATACAAGGGCACTAATAGTTTTTCCTATTTTGTTTGCGAAAAACATCCTGACAAGATACAAAGGGTTAAATTCGCAAATTTTGCATATCAGGGTGATGGATGCTCGTTTTGCGCCGAAGATCGAAGACCGAGAGGTAAAAATCATTATGCATGGACAGGAAACGCCCCTGAATATGAAAGAATAAGGAAAAGTAAAAAATATATTTTGTGGAAAATTTCTGTCCTTAAAAGAGATAATCGCACCTGCCAATGTTGCGGAAGTAGAAAAGGCAAGGATTTAAGGGCGCATCATATTAAGGGTTTTGCAAATTATCCAGAGTTAAGACTGGAAGTAAGTAATGGCATAACTCTTTGTAAATATTGTCACGATACCAAGTATCACGGAAGTCTGCATAATGTTTGCGGATGCTGGAATGTTACCGAAGAACAACTAACTGAATATATAGCAAGTAGGAAGGAGGAATTATTAAATGCAAATTGATAAGGGTATCCTTCCTATAGTTGAAGCGATGAACGCAACTAATTTCATGGAAACCTGTTCTAGTTGTCAGGGACATAGTAAAGGCATCCACCGTTTACCGTATGTAGCTTTTTATTGTAGACAAAATGAGGTAAGAAAATTATCTGTAATACTCGATAATGCCGGCAGGGAGTTAGATGGAATTGGCGCACCGTTCTTTATAGATTGTTGCCTGGTGTTTGATTCAGATATAGGTGACAATACTGTGGACGCAAAACTTGGTTGGGCAGTTTTTAATATCAGACCGATAGAATGTAAGGGTTTCAGGATGAAAAAGACCGATAAGGAAATATTCGTACTTGTAATAGCAAATGCAATATTAGAGTCAAACTAGACACCTAACGGTGTCTTTTAATTTTCCCACAAGGAGGTACAAAATGCAATATTCACACTTTAACGCAGTATCCGGCATTAACGGTTTAGCAGTAGGTAAGGCAGGTTCAGAAAAGGTGATCGCAGACGCACTCGGTAGAATGTATCTTAACTTTGAACCCGGCAGCCAATTTTTTGTTGACTCTGCTACCGGCAGCGCATCCAACGACGGTCTGACATGGGCAACAGCACTGGCAAGCATTGACTCAGCAGTAGGAAAATGTACTGCTAATAAAGGTGACGTTATTTGGTTAGCACCAGGGCATAACGAGGGCATAACTACTGCCGCCGCCATTGACCTTGATGTAGCAGGAATAACCGTTATCGGTTTGGGTAGTGGTTCCCTAAAACCTACAATTGACTTTGACAACACCGCCGCTAGTGTAGTTATAGGTGCCAACGATATAACTATCAGTAATATCAGATTCAGGACTTCCGCTAATGCGGTAACGGTTGGACTTGATATTGAAGCAGGCAAGGACTATGCAAAAGTCTTGAACTGTGAGTTTGGATTTGCCGAAACAGCAACAGACGAGTTTGCAATTGCTCTGAGAAATAACGCAGGTTGTGACGGAACCGTAATTGACGGTTGTTTCTTTGGTGCAGGCGCACAGGCAGCAGTAACAGCAATAAGCATTACTGGTGCTTCTGATGATGTAATCATTAGGAATTGTCGCTTTACCGGATCACATTCTACCGCTTGCATTAACGGCATAACCACGCTTAGCACCAATCTACTCATAAAAGATAACATCATGCAACAAGGCGCAACCGAACCGGGTATTGAACTGCTCACTGGTACAACTGGTATTATCGCGAATAACTACATTGCAACAAACTTGGCGACTATTGCCGCTTCTATTGTTGCTGACGGTTGTTGGTTATTTGAGAACTACTACAGTGAGGTTGCCCCTGAGACTGGTGCGCTGATTGGTACTGCTTCCGCTAACGACTAAAAGTAGGGGTTATTCGCCCCTACTTTATTTTTGAGGTGCTTTATGCAATACACCAAAAAACCGGAAAATTTCACCGATACAGAGAGACTTCTTTTAGGCATATTGGAGGAATTGCAGAAAATATCCTCACTTTTACATACACCAAAAGTAGTCGAAACGCCCAAGAAAGATGTTGTGCGTACTGTATCGGTGAAGAAGACTAAGTCAACAAAGAAATATCCGTGTAGAAAGTGCGGCAGGGAATTTGATAATTCTCGTGTCCGCACTAACCACGAAAAGAACTGCAAGGGTGGTGTTAAAGATAGCAACTAATATTCAAGGTAAAAATCCTGTTGGTACAACTGCCGCAAATACTAACCCCATCACCATTGCCGGTGTTGACGGTGATAATAAAATCAAGGGTTTAGTGCTTAACAATGATGGAGCGGCAACTGTTGTCGTAACATCTAATAGTGATATTATGGGTGCTGTTCTTAATCACGGTGACATACCTAATATCGTTAAAAATACCCCATTATTAGCCAATGCAACATTTACACAGGATACAATTGATAGGCAAGAACAAGTTATACCTATTGGTTCTACAAGAATATGGGTAAATGCAGATCAGTCAGGTACATTGTATCTTGAAGAATCTCATAATGGAACCAACTGGACAACTACGGCAACAAATGTCGTCAGCGCAGGAGTTCAGGTAATTAGGGATTGGACTGTATTGACTCGCAGATATGTTCGCATTAGGTACGTTAATGGTGCAACAGCGCAGGGAAGTTTTAAAATTCAGCAGTATTTTATCGGCGTTGGTGTAACTCCTGTAAGGGCAGAAGATGGAACAATAGTCAGTATTGGTAGTAAAGCAGATGCTGCCGTTACAGATCCCTCTTTGTCCGGAAGTGAGATCGCATTGCTAAAGGGTCTGCTGACAAAATTAAACACTATCATTGACGGTACTACCCCTGCTACTACCGTACTAACTGGTAGTATAAATGGGAAAGGTGCGTTAGCAACTGTAACTACAGCAGGGACAAGAGTACAGTTACCTTCTTTTGCTTGTAGAGAAGTAACTATAACTGCTAAACGTACAAATACTGGTTATATTTACGCTAGTCCCGACAATCTTGTTTCTTCAACTGTTTATGGTATTGAATTAGCAACAAAAGATAGTTTTACTTTTAATGTGGCAAACGCTAATCAAATATGGATTGATGCCTCTGTGAGTGGGGAGGGGATTAGTTATGTCGCGGTTTAATCCATCATTTAATGCTAAATTTGCAGAAATTGATAATTTTAAAAAGTTCAATGCCATAAATCCTATAACTAATAGTGATATAAGCAATAATACTGTTGGTTGGGTTGGTACATCTAGTAGTTTAATATCGTCTATAAATAATGAATTGATATTTTTAGCTACTGCACAAAATGGCAGATATAGTAGTCCTACAGTCCCAGTAACAACAGGTCATAAATATTATTTTTTCGCAAATGTAAAAAGTACGTCTCCCTTAGTACAAGTATCACTTTCTGGATTAGAAGTAAAATACCATACAGGAAGTGGTAATTATGAATACCTTTACGGCATTATTACTGCTGGTGGAACAACTAACTATCGGGTAACTACACAAGATACAAGAACGGATGGTTGGGATAATGTTTCTGTTAAATATATTGGGTGCATAGATTTAACTGTTTTATTTGGTGTTGGAAATGAAATACCTATGTATCAAATGTATTTGCTTATGTCTAATTATCCTAATGGATGGTTTAATGGTACAATAACTGATTTTATTTCTCATAAAAATATGTTTTTATATTTTCAAAAATATCAAACATATCCAGTTGACGGAGAGGATATTACAGAATATATACAGAACATTCTCAACCAAACAAATACTTTTGTGCTACAACGAAAAGGTATTTATTATATAAACAATACTATTAAAATACCAAGTAACTCATCTCTTAAATTTGGGAGTAATACGAGATTAAAAATGAAACCGTCTGTAAATAAACCAATGTTTGAAAATAGCGACCCAATAAATGGCAATATAAATATATCTATAGATGGCGGTATTTTTGATGGTAGTAATGAAAGTAACACGTATGAATATGCTTTGCTATACGGTATATTTAGATTTGCTGGAATAACCTGTTTTACTTTTAAAAACCTAACTTTAAGAAATCCGGTTACATTTGGAACTCAATTTTGTAGATTGACTAATTTCTTAATTGAGAATATAACATATGACTACAATCTTAATAATCTCAATATGGACGGTGTTCATTTACACGGTAAATGTTATAACGGTAGAATAATTAATTTACAAGGAAATACCAACGACGATTTAGTAGCATTAAATGCTGATGACCAAATATTTAGAATGAGCAATGCAAGTTTTGCTACTCAAATGGAAAATGGCGATATGGATAATATATTCGTAGATGGTATATATTCCGATAATGGATATAGAGGTGTTAGGATATTAAGCATTTCTGCTAGAATTGATAATATAAAAATACAAAACATACGTGGTATTTTCAATAAAGATACTGTTTTAATGGGAAGAATTGCGGTGGATGGAATGAGTGGTGATGGTAATATGGGTTCTATTGAGTTATCTAATATTTCATCTATTACAAAGCAAGCAGACAAAACAACTATCCATATTGACGGGAATTGTGAATATCTAAAAATATCGGATTTATCTATTGATTACTCTGATATAGTAACAGATTCAACGGCTGTAGTAAAAGTCTTTTCTGGATATTCTGTTAATCACTTAAATATAAACAATATGTATTTAAAAAATACCGCAGGAAATACTATTGTTCCTTTAGTCGTTGACGGTACTGTTGGAAATTTAATTTTTGATAATTTTATTTCTGATACAGTACAGGACATAACTGTAAATGGAACTGTAACAAATTTTAGGTCTAATTCATTTACTTTAGAGTAGTCAACTAACGAAGGTGCGAGAGTTTCAATCAGGGAGGCGTTTTGCCTCCCATTTTACATAAAGTAGGTGATCTAATGTCATTCACCCTAACAAACTGCAAGGCACTCGTTGACTCATGGACACAAGAGGCGGTAAGCAATGCCGATCTTCTCCTATGGGGCAGGGAGTGTCTAAGAGATAATATACCATCGAGACTATGGTTAGAAAGCACAAAACTATTCAGAGCATCGGCAAAGAAATTCTACAGTCTGCCGAGTGACTTCGTGAGCATGGTTAGTCTATTCACAGGCATAGGTTATCCTGCCGGACTTACTGTAACCGCAGAAGGTACGACAGGTTCAACGGCATATGGATACCGAGTAACCTCCATAAACGACGATAACGAAACAATTGCCTGTACTGAGATTAAGACTACCTCCGGCAATGCTACATTATCCGAAACAAACTACAACGCCCTCTCATGGACAGCGGTAACAGGTGCATCCTCCTATGCCATATATCGCACGACAGGCGGTGCTACACAGGGGTTAATCGGTACAGCAACTACAACTACCTTTAGTGATACAGGACTTGCAGGCGACGGCGAGAGCGTACCTATTGAGGATACGACAGGCATTAAATACACCAACTTCACTATTCGCAACCGCAAAATATCCTTCTATGATGCAGACACATATGCTATGTCCTACATTGCACGTCCGACGGTTGCAAACATAACCGACAATGTACCACTAATTGATGCCTGCGAGTATGCAATAGCCAAATATATTGCTTCTCGATACCGCAGCGCAGAAGATTCGGACGATGCCGACGCTTCAAGGTGGTTGCAGGAATTCTATAATTCCATTAAGAACCTTATCGATGAGAATGAACTCGATAGCAACGATTCATTTCAGATAAAGGCGGTGTGGTAATGCCTCCTGTTATTCCTAAACGTACCGGAGCAACAAGAAAACAATCCATCGATATTAACGGATTTCGAGGCATAAACGCACAGCACACAAGAAAGATAAACGAGTTCTCAGATGCTAAGAATATCATCGTTACTAACGGCGTTATTGACACAAGGGGCGGTTACTCCTTAGTCAGTGCGCCGTTTACTACTACCATTAAGAGTCTACACATGGGGGCAAAGGTAAGTTTAGGGTCTCGTATGCTTGCTGAGGTTGGCACGAGTTTGTGGTATAGGTTAACTTCTGCTGGCAGTTGGGTAGAGATAATTAGCGTGCCTTCCGCTAACTACGGTTTTGGTTCATGCACATGGACAGACCCTGCTACCGGGACGAGTCACCTTATCTTGGCAGGTGGCACTACGTCGTGGGCGTATAACATTGATGTGGGTACTGGTGTGTCTCAGTTGATTAATTTAGATTTGGGCGACGTGCCGTTCATGGAGTTTTGTTGTGTGTATATGGGGCATATTTTCGTTTGGGGACCTAATAGCGCATATCCGAACAGGGCGTATTACTGCGGTGTAGATACTACTGTAGTGCCTAACCAGATAAGTAAAGATTATTGGCCGGAAGAAAATATATTTAAGATTTCAGACGCGAGTGAACCGATACTAAATTGTATACCCTTTGCTGATCACTTACTCATCATAACTAAAAAGAGTTATTATCGCTTACTTAGCGATGAACATCCATTTCTAAATATTTACAAAACGGGCGACATAGGCGCATACGGCGTGAAATGCTCGGTCAAGTTGGGCAACTATGCCTTCTGGTTAACTGATGAAAAACAGGTTGTCGCATACGAGGGCAACACGGCAGAAGTCATTTCTGATAATATCGAGATCCTGCTTGCTGACCATAGTTTCACTAACGTATTTACCGTAGGTTTTGCTAATCAGTTTTGGCTAGTCCTGCCCAATAGTCCGGCAGGATATACAACCTGCTTCATTTTCGATACTCAGGAGAAGGCATGGTTTAAGTGGATATATGCAAAAGTATTCACTTCGGCAACTGTTTTTGGCGAACCAATGGGAACGCAGACACTACAATTCGGTACTTCCGATGGCAAGATTATTAAGATGGACAGTTCTACCTTAGACGGTACTGTTGCTATAGAAAGTGAGTTTATCATCGGTCCGGTCAATTCGTCTAACCGCAAAAACAAGTTCAAGAAGATGTATTTCGTTGTTGAACCTACTACCGATTATACGCTAAATGTCTATTCTAAGAGCGACAGGGATGCGGAGAAAGCGGCGGTGGTAGTTACGGTAACTAATGGTAGTCAAGATAGCGTATACGCACGCTTAGGCGGTGTAAAGGGGCAGAACGTACAGTTCAGGGTTAACGGTACCAATAGGATAACGGGACTTAAATCTGCCTCTCTGGCGGAGATTTTGGGGGCGGTCAAATAGATGGCAAGCACAACACCTAACCTAATTAAGATAGGTCAGTCTAACATCAAGAATCCTAAAAAGATCGTCGATACTCACGATACCAATATGGAGAAAATGAAAGTTTTCATGACTACGGTTGCTGTTGCGGCAGGCATAGGTACGCCTACAAATGAAAGGGTTTATCTTGAAAGCGGTGAGGGTGCTTATAACTACACCGCTGCGGTTACATTTACCTTTGTTAATAGTTACACCGTCAAACCTGTAGTGACAGTATCAGCAGAATACAGTCTAGCAGACTTCCCGAGTCCATTGGTACCTGCTTTTCAATTGGTGCAGACTGGGGGCGTATATACAGGCGTTATCGTGACACCTCATAGCGATAATTTACCTGCTGTAGCAACTGCTTATTATCATGTCCATGCCGTGTGTCGTGGGAAGGTGACTGCATAATGCCTAATGCAGCGTCACAGCGGACATGGGGAAAGGATATAAATGCTGTACTGTTAAACAAAGAATCAGGCGATAAGAGGTGTGTTGTGTGGAGAATTGGCAGAACGATTTACCTGGGTAAATCAGATACCGACGGAACAAACTGGGTACCTAAAATAGTTGTTACTTTGCCATACGACAGCATTGAACCTTATCCATTAGTTGCTCATATTTATAGCGGCGAAATTATAATATATGCCAATATCATTGACAATGGTTTTAATAAAGCAGCAGTAATTAGATTTGATTTAAATGGTGAAAATGTAACTTACAAAACTATTTTTGACTATTACCCATATAGGATTTATCTTGACTTAGATCATAATGAGGTTAGATATATTCGACCTGGCATTGGTGGTGTATGGGTAGGATTTAGTGATTTTTATGGAAATAACTATGCCGAAAATCAGTTTACCGCTAGGTCTCTCGGAGTATATTTTGAAATAATAAGAGCAGGTAATAAATTATTATATTTTTTTAGAGTCAGCACAACACTATATGTTGCTCAATCTGATTTGGACTGTACTAATTTCGTTCAAAGGTCAACGGGTAAGGGAGTATCTAATATAGGATTTGTCGCTGTAGATGGTTCTTATGCTTATACCACGTATTTTACTGCAAGTGCTTTTGGTGTTGGTAGAGTTAGTTCAGTAACTTCTACAACCACAGATTTTTCATTTATTGAAACTACATCAATTGGTTTCACATACTATGATATGTTCAAAGAAAATGGCGAATTATACGTTATTGAAGTATCGCAGGATAATAACGGCGTAAACTATATAGTTGTTGGTACGTGTGATTTGGGATTATCTAGTTTTTCCGAAGAATCTTACGAGGTCGGTGACTTTATTGACGATGTAAAGGTTGATGCAAGCGGAGATTATTATAAATACACTTGGAGTCAAGAACAGTTATATAATGAAGGAAATATTAGTTCACTTCACTTGTGGACATACCCAGGCAACGGCGCAATAACCCCAATAACCGCACAATGTAAAATAACAGATATACTCACCGATGCAAGCACAGGTAAGACGATTACACTTCTAGGAGGTGTTTGAAATAGCAACAATTGATTACGACAAAATGATTTCCGCTAGGGCATTTGGCGAAGCGGCAGGGCAACAGGTTAATTGGTTGGGTGGAGACGTTGGTAAAAGAAGTTTTACCATGGGAGATACTTTATACCGTGAGGATACCGGAGATTTTAGTATTAACCCAGCGAATAACAGGGCATATGTCAATCCGAGTAAAGCGACGATGCTTAATCAGGCAAAGGCATACGGTAGTTTAAATGCCGATACGCTTAATCAATATAGACCAATGGTTAGTGATATGGTCGGACAAACCTATAAACCTAAGTTCTCCGCACTTGAAAGGCAGTACAATAATCGAGAGACATTGGCGAACCAAAGACAAAGAGCAATAGATAACGACTTTAGTTGGAGTAAGACTAAGACAGGCATTAACCAGAGAAACGACAGAGAAAAACAGGCATATAGTTTGGCTAAATATGGCGGTTCTGACTATATGAGTCGTAAACTTGAAGAATCATATCAACCGATCTATGCTGAAATGGAAATGCAGAAAAATAACGCATTATTGAACCTTAGCGAAAACTATAATATGGGTATGAGTGAACTTGATGGGCAGTATGGTGACTTACTGGATAGTCAAACAGCAGCAGAGAATAAGATGCTCATGGATATTTATGACAGAAACCAAAAGAACGCTTTAGGACTTGCCGACGCTACGAGCAACTACGGCAAAGACATTGCCGAAGCGGATAAAGCGGAGTTTGACAGGGATATTGATTATGCTACAACATTTAAAAAGGATCGCAATACAGGAGAATATACCCTTGGTGGCAGGGGCGACATTATTGATATGACCGGAGTTGATCCGGAAACAGGTCAACCGTCATATTCTGCAATGAAGGATGAAAGACAGTTTGCTTTAGATAAGGCAACGAAAGAAGCGCAGATCAATAAGTATAATCTCGATGCAAGCGGCAGGGATACGGTAAGCGAGAGACAGAACGCTGCTACTGCTGACCTTCTCAATAAGGCGGTTGGTCGGTACAATGAGAATATGCAGAATGGTTTGAAGTATCCCGGTTACTATACAGTTAGTTCGTTGCTGAGTGATCCTGAATGGATGATTGAGGCGAAGAAGTCAGGCGCAAACAGCAAGGATGCTATTGATATGTTGTTGACTTCGATTGGGACAACTCCTTCTGAATTCTTTGCTGGGGAAACTGCAAAACTATTGCCGCTATATAACCAATTGGGCGGCGGTGATAGCGCATTAATGAGCAAAGCGTTAGCGGCAGCGCAGAAAGATCCGAACTTCGGTATTGACCCCGAAACGGATAGAGAACTGATTAACTACTACAAGGGCATATTAAGTGGCGGTAGTGGTGCTATGACTACAGCAGGCACACCTACAACCGGCGCAACCGATGAAGAAATACAGCAATACCTCAAATAAGCGAGGTGATATAATTGTCTCAACAAAAACTATATGAAGCGGTCAGGTCGGGTAGAGTTAAGTTAACTGATTTGAACGATGATGGTAAGCAGGCACTAAGGGAATATATGTCTACTAAAGACAAACCTGCTACACCTAAACAATCTACCTATAGTAGAATTGATAGTAAGGTTGGCGGCATACTTCCGGGCGGTAGCGACTTTAAACCTTCTGAGTATGGCATAAGCGATAAGTTTGCGAAAGATAATCCGGCAATTAGTAGGGGATTGGCGACAGTCGTTAGTCCTCTAAAGGCGGTATTTGACATACCTTCCGTTGAACGTGCTAGTCAGGCAGGCAATGAAGTTAGATTCTTGACGGAAAATCCAGATAAGACGGACACAGGTTCAAGTACCAAAAACATGGTTGCTGACTTTATCGGGGGTGCTACTGGTTTTATTGGTGGCAGTCCCGGTAGCATTATGCCCTCTGCAGGTGGTGCGTTGTTTGGTGGTGGTGCTAAAGCAACAGGTAAGATATTACCTAAGACAACTAGACCGATAGTAAGAACGGCGGCAGAAATGGCAGGAGGTAGCGTTGTCTATGATTTAGGTAATGCAGCAGCAAATGGACATTCACCTACAGTTGAGGACTTGGGAGTTGTGGCAGCGCAAAATGCTTTATTGGGTGCAGCAACCTATGGACTAGGTAAGGGTGTAAGTAGGTTGTTTAAGGATAAAACAGAGATACCTTTAACAAAAAAAGAAGTCACCTCTCCAAAAGTCAAGCAGGACATACCTGCCGACATTAACTTAGCAAGAAACGTAGTCAAGAACACAACCAACTTAGGCAGGATAAACAGGATAATTGATGCTTACCCTGAGTTAGCGGCAGAATACCCACAGTTTCGTTTACAGCAGGGCGACAAGGTTATCTTACCTAACGGCAAAGAAGCGACCGTTAAAACAAATGACAGGATGATTATACAGGTTGATGTAGATGGTAAGGCTGCTAGTGTTGGGCGTAAGGTTGTTAATGTTCCGGAGGTTAAAACTGAGGCGGTATCTGAAGTAGCAACTCCTGAGATAAAACAGCAACCAGTTATCAACGATGTGCCGAGAGTAAATAACCGAAGCGGTGCTGATACTTTTGACGATGCGGTTAGTGAAACAGTTAGCGACAACTACAATAAAGCGGTTGAACTTGTTACGCAAAACAATAGTCCTTCTATCTCATTACTACAAAGAAACCTAAAAATAGGTTATGCCGAGGCAGCAAGACACATTAACCGCATGGAGTCAGAAGGTATTGTTAGTGCCTTTGATGGCAACGGTAGAACTGTTTTGAAGCAGGGCAATAAAACAGCGACAGACATTGAAACTGCTTTTAACGATTTGGGCAATGCTGCACAAGAAGCAGGATACAAGAAAACTATGGATGATGTTGCTAAGCAGGGATATGTGTCGTTTGCTAAGAAAGAATCTGCCGATTTATTCCGCAACGATCCTAGATATGAGGGATGGAAGGAAGAACAGGTTAATGGTGAATATCGGTTTAGTCCACAAGAGAACGTACCTTCCATTACTACTCAAATTAAGGTTAATCGTGGCAGTAAGGGCGTAGCAAACATAACACTACCCGATGCCGACCATGCCCTATTGTTTGAGTTAGATAAGCAAATGAAGATGCTTAATAACGAGAAAACATATTCGCAGGAATTGGAAGTCTTGGCGGAGCAAAACTACAACAAACTTAAAGACAAGTTTCCGGATCCCATCGGTACTGCCGACACTTACCGCAGGAGTGTTTTGAATGGTGCGAAGGATATTGAGAAGGACGGGACTTATGCGGCAGAAACTTTTGAGGCGGTTAAGGCAAAACTTGATGCCGAGGCAAAACGATTTGATATTCCGGTAGATAAGAGAACATCTAAGAATGTCGGGGATAGAAAAGTTAATGCTATGCAGTACAATCACCCCGAGTTGAAACCACATATTCAAGAACAGGCTAAAAACATCATGGGTGATCTTGCCGCATCATTAAAGGCAGCGCGTGGCGGTACTACCGTTTATGGCGAGAATACGGGCGGCGAAAACATTTCATTCGGTAATAAGCGCATGACTACTAATACTATTGCTAAGATATTGGACGAGCAGAAGGTTAGTTATGCCGACATTAATAACGCTTTACAGCGCATTATTGACGATGCAGGGCAGGAGAATGTTGCACTTGCTAAACGGATTGAGTTGCTAATTGACGAGCATTTGACCGATGGATATACCGATATTTACGGTAATAAGTATCCTCCGAGTAAAGAATACGTCGATGCTAAAAACAAGGCGTATGGTACGGATATTAAGTCAAAAGAACAGTATAAGGATATGTCAGACGAGGATTGGGCAGAGTTAGAACAGTTGCAGGGTGAGATAGAGGGTAAGGGTGACGTTAAGCAGGAAACCCCTGAGTTATCCGCAGAGGTAGGCAATAAGTCTACATCGGAAGTTAAAACTATTCCTTCATATGATGAATTTAGTAATAAAGTCATGGATATATACAATAAGCAAGAAAAGAAAGCATATGCCGAAGCAGACAAAAGGCAAGAGAAACTTATTGCCGAAAAAGAGAATATCCTTAACGGTATTATAGATGGCAGTATTAGTCCCGACGAAATATTAAGCAAGCGTAAAGAATTGCGTATAACAAGAAACGATAACGGAACATATTCTTATAGTCGTGGTAGTAAAAAATATACCACAACAGAACCTGTTGCCGATGTTGAAACTTTTAAACGAAACCTTGCTAGTGAATTAGTTGAGGATAATATTAAGAACATCAAGAGGAAAGATAAGTATGCAGGTGTTATTGATGCTGCAAGGAAAAATACGAATAAAGAATTAGGACTAGGTAGCGACACTATCTATGATAGTCATCAGGAAATGTACGATAAACTTTATGGCAGTAAAACTATGGCAGAGGACATTGGACTAAAACCGGAGAAAGCGGACGAGTTAATAATTGAAGGGAATAAGGTTACTGGTAGTGCTGAATCTATTCCAGGGCAGGCAGGCACATATGATCCCGGCACAATTGGGGCGGCAAGGTTAACCGTACCGGAAAAGCAAGCAACTCTCCCAGGCACTAATGAAAAGGTGCGGTCATTCCAGAGAACTGCCATTGATGCGCCTGTAACCGATTTAGATACCAAGGCAGGTCTACTGGTTGATATTTACACAGAAGGTCCGGGCGCATATAAATCCATAACCAATATCGAAACCGAGGCAGCAGCAAGAAAGTTTATCGAGGACATGGGAGAAGGAGAAGCACTTAGGTATGTTTTCGATGAAACTGAGGTATCGGCATTAAAACCTGCAATGGCAGGACAACTTGCATATGCGCTACAAAAACAGGGAAAGCATTATACATCAGTAGAATTGCTTGAAAGTATGGGCAAGCAACTTACTTCTGCCGGTCAAATGGCGCAGGCAGTAAAAATATTTATGAACTTATCTCCCGAAGGTGTACTTATCAAGGCAAACAAAGAAACCAAAAAGGCGTTTAACGAACTACCGAAACAAACTAAAGATAAGCACGACGATCTGAGCGGCAAACTGCAAGAAGAATTTGACGGTATCGACAAAGAAGCAATTGACCAAGTGGTTAGCGAGACTCCCGAATTGGGCGGCAAGAAGCAACCGGACAAGAAAGGCAATAAACCCGGCAAACCTACTACCGAGAAGAAAGAGTTTGACCCTGCCGCCGTATTAGCGCAAAAGGTCGTTCAATGGACTAAACCGATGATGCCTAAAGCAATCACTTCTGAGATGCAAATGGTTAGGACATTGTTCAAAAAGGCGCAGGAGGTATTACCTAAAGATAAAGTTAAACCCGTTAAGACAAACGCATTAGACGAAATCGCAACCGCACTACAGCAAAGCGACAACTACCGCAAAACTTGGGAAGATTCAAAGAAGGTTATCCTGGAGCAGAACGGAGAAATACCGCAGGTCATGAAAGACGTTGAAGCATACGTTGAGCATTTCCTTAATGTGCCGTATTCTGAGAGATCGCTTAGTCGTGTATTAGTCGAAGCAATGAAGGATAAGAGTTTTGACTTAGAGCAGTCTGCATTTGGTCCAATGTCACCGAATTTCCGAGGAACTAAAGCAGAGAATAACGCCTTTATTCAGTCTATCGTTAAAGATAGTGGGTTGACCGGAAAGAACGCCGAAGTATTGTCCTTAGAATTAGGCAGTAAACTTGATAAAGCGTTGAAGAAGAAGCGTGACGATAAGACTTCTGACTTAGCGAAAAGGATTATAGGTATGGCGGTTGACAGTCCGAAAGGTGCCGAGACTAACCCCGTCAAAGAAATGTTTAATATTCTGATGCAGAAAGCAAAAGAGTCTATGCCGAAGGTAGAAGGTGCTAAGTCTGCCAAGGATGGCATGTTGCCGATATATAACGCCTTGAATAACCGCAAAATGTTTAATCAGGTATGGTCAGAGGCGAAGAAGGATATTGTTAAGCAGTTAGAAGCGAAGGGATTATCTGTTGAAGGTGTTAACCTTGACCAAATGTTTGCCGAACTTCTCTATCACCCCTACACTAAGGGACAGTTAAGTAGGGAGGTTACTAAGGGTATCAAGCAGTACGGTATTGATGTGAATAACATTGTCCGGCAACACTTTACCGTAGTTGATAAAACAGGTCAGACGTTGGCTGAAAAGTTGACTACTCGCGGTATGTTACCAAAGGACGAAGCGGCATTGTTGGCTCAGGACATTCAGGCCAGATTTGCCGAGATAGCGGAAATGAAGAAAGCGCAGATATTGAAGAATATGTTTCGCGAGAAGTCGTTGACTAAAGAACAGAGAACTATTGACCAGAAGATTGTTGAACTTTCAAATTTGGGCGCATTGTCTAAGGAGCAATACAGACGGTCGGTTGCTGAGAAGATGGGGTTGCCGGTGTTGACCGAGGATATTGCTAATAGGTTGGTTGCGTTGGCAGAGCAGGCGCAGTTGGCGACTGGTCGGCGGTCGGAGATATTGAGGGCGCAGATGTTGAAAATACTAGCGGAACAAAAACCTGTATCGTTTACTAGAAAGTTTGATGCTTTGCGTAGAATTGCAATGCTACTAAACCCTAAAACACTATTGGCGCGAAATATTGGCGGCAACGCTATATTGGGAACATTTGAGAATATTAAGGACATTCCAGGAAGTATTGCTGACAGAGCAACAACGGCATACCTTAAAAAGAAGGGCATTGATGCAAAAAGAACTACTCTTGCACCTTCAGTAGAGGGAATTGCTACACAGGCAAAGGGTATTGTAAAAGGTGCTAAATTAGTTACGGAGGACATCAAACTTGGTGTTGATACTTCTCCTACAAGAGGACAGTACGAAATACCAGTCGGAAGAACCTTCGACAATAAGGTGCTTAATTTCTTAGATAACGCTACAACGAGAGGTTTGCAATACGGAGATAGAACATTCTTTCAAGGTGCATATGACGACGCATTGCGGCAGCAAATGAAAATTAACAAGACAGATAAACCAACTCCCGAAATGGAGGATTTTGCATTAGAAGTAGCAAAAGACAGGACATTCCAGAATGATAGTGAAGTGTCTAACGCTATTATCTATTTGCGACAAGGGTTAAACAAACTTGGAGCAAAAGCAGGGATAGGCAATAAGGAATGGGGATTAGGAAATATCGCTATTCCATTCGCAAAGACACCTGGAAACATTATGGATAAAGCTATTGATTATAGTCCGTTAGGATTTATTAGTGCAGCAAAGGAAGCATATCGCGGTAGTAAGGGTGAATTTAATCAAAAGAAATTTGTCGATGCTATAGGCAGAGCAGTAACAGGAACCGGGTTGATTCTACTTGGTTACGATCTTGCCCGAAGTAATGTTATAACAGGGCAGCAAGATAAAAACTCCAACGTAGCTAGTTTTAAAAAGAACTTGGGCATGTCTCCTTATTCTTATAATATGAGTGCCGCTATTAGGTTGTTAAGCGGGGAAGATCCGAAACCTAAGAAGGGTGACGTAATAAGGACATATGATTTTGCCCAACCAATAAGCGTCGCATTGGCGGTTGGTGCTGATATATATTCTGGAATTAAAAACCGTAAACGCGCCTCAAACTTGGTTGCCGAATCAATTAAAAGTGGTGGCAATGCACTTTTAAAGCAGTCAGTTTTGCAAGGTTTAACGCGAATGGTTGGCGGTTACGATACTATGCAGGGCGTACTTGATACTATATTTCAAGCACCATTACAGTTCATTCCTACAGTCAGCGGTCAGATAGCAAAGATAACTGACAAAAATGCCCGCGAAACAAGAAGTCAAAGCATGTATGAAGAAGTGATAAATAAAGGTAAGGCGAAAATACCTGGACTAAGTTCATCGTTGCCGAAAAAGGTTGATACTCTTGGTAGGGATATAGAGTCAATATCAGGTGGAAATACATTCTTTAATTCTTTTATAAATCCAGGACTTACTAAGAAATTCAATCCTTCTGAAGTTGAGCAACGAGTTTTAGATGTTTACGAAAAAACTGGCGACGCTTCAATATTGCCAAGGGTTGCCGATTCTTCCTTTAAGGTAAATAGGATTAATAAGAAAAGTGAACCTATTAGCATTGACCTTACAGGACAGGAAATGTCCGACTATCAAAAAAATATGGGTACTAAGGTGTTTGAAGGATATTCAAAGTTGTCGCCAAAAATGCGACCAGAGATCGCCGTTAAACGAATGAAAAGCATTTTGGATAGTGCTAATGAATATGCCAAGATACAACTACTAAAAAGCAGGGGTTATGTGGTGGTCAAAAGAAACGGTGGAGTAGTTGTCAGGTAAAATAATACTTCTCGTTTTTGCTATGATGGAGTATAATTCAAATAAAAGGGGTTATGCTCTATGAATATGAGAAGTAGGTTTGAATTGTTTTGGTCTGGAGAAACTAAGTCGTCATTAAAAACACTGTTTTATATTTTTTGCATGGTTGGTACTTGGAATATTGTGGAGTCGTGCGAATGGGGCATTTACTACGTCATTAAGCAAACACTTATCATATGGTTCGTTGGAACAGTTTCTTACTATATGGCTAATAGGTTAAAATAATTTTCTTCATCGACAAATTATCCCTAGATTATGAACAAAGATTTTGCATATAATTAACTAATCAAATTTAGGGAGGTTTGTTGTTATGAAAAAGTTACTAATCTTACTTACGGTCACACTTCTATTGTCGCTGTCTGTACCTGCATTTGCCGCTATCGGGATAAACGTCAACGGTCAAGATGTGTATTCTGATGTGTCAGCGCAAAACATTGGCGGCAGGGTAATGGTTCCGGTTCGTTTAATTGCTGAGATATTCGGCGCGAATGTATCGTGGGACGAATCAAGGCAAACGGTAAATATCGTGTGGCAACCAAAGCAGGTTATAAGTCAGCAGGTACAACCGCAGACATATAATGATACTGATTATGAAGAAGAATATGCCGCCGCTTATGAGGAAGAATTAGAGAACGCAAGGCAGTACGTCATTGATATGTATGAGTCGCAGCGAATCGTTCTGCAAGCGCAGATGGATCAAGAGTGGAAGGATTATTGCAAGCAATACACTAAAAATTCTCAGACAGCTCCAGATAAAAACTCTTGGTCATACAGGGAATTACAGAAGGAATATGATCCATATTTCAAGTCTTTGGAAGTCCAAAGGGATGCAGAATTGAATAGAATTAGGTAAACAAAAAGCACCCGAAAGGGTGTTTTCTTGTTAATAATTGTGGTATAATATACATATGGGACATCATGGATTAGCTACCTATGATGGTGCGGAAACTCCTATCCGCACTCCCATATTAAATAATTAGGAGAATACGCCTTTAGGAGGGGTGATTTTTTATGCAACAAGAGAAAACAGTCAGAGAATTGCTTTTATCCGAAAACTACATACAGGTAAATAAGTTGCTTATTCATGCTATCGGACTACATGAAACAATACTGTATTGCGAATTATGCTCAAGGCAAAAGTATTTTGCCGATAAAGGGTTATTGTCTGATGAAGGTTACTTTTTTAATACCGTAAATGACTTATACGCAGGGACAGGCATTACCGAAAAACAACAGAGGGCAGCAATTAAGAATTTGGTAAAGATTAAGTTGTTGCATGTGGTTGTAAAAGGTTTGCCGGCAAAAAGGTATTTTAAAATTAACGACAACGATAATATGATAATTGACCTGATTAAGAAGGGTAAAGACGCTCATAATGCAATAAAAGAGTCGTCAGCCCTTAAATATCAACAGTTACGCCAAAATGGAGGAAGTACATCGGATAAAATAGCAGAAGTACCTCCGCAATATGGGCGGAGTAATAAGAACAATCTTAATAAAACCAATCAAGAAGAAAAATCTTATAATGTATATAATGTTGCTTTTACTGAAAAGCGTAAAAGCAATGTGTCATATAGAATATTTATAGATATAATTAAAAGCAGTATTTATCCGTCTGACCCATTAGAAATTCAATGCGTTAAATATTTCTTTTCTAAATACCGTAATCTATTAGAAGAAGATCATCCTGCCATGAAGGACGAGCAGATGCAAAATGCCATCGACATTATAGGGATACATTTAATATCTGCTGAGTCAGCAACGGAGATAATTGACGAATACTTTGATGCAGAAATGGATTGTGACTATAACCTTAATCATTTTGTTAGCGGAGATATAATCCAGAACAGAATGTATAGTACCGGAAATTATTAAAAAGAAATAACCACTCTCAACAGGGTGGTTATTTTTCGTCCGACACATATTCAAATAAGTCGCCCGGTTGGCATTTGAGAACCTGACACAGTTTGCCGATTTGCTCTATTTCTATTCTCTTTGTTGTGCCATGCCATAGTTGCGAAACAGTACCGGGGCGTATTCCTGTTAATGCGGTCAACTCTCTTTGGTTTATGCGATGCCTACCCATTAACTCGGAAACTTTGATTACTACTTTAGCCATAACTTTTCCACCTCCTACCGTATTCAGTATAACACTTAGGGTTATAGAATTGCAACTATTTTTTAATATATTACTTTTGTCGTATTGACATACTACCATAAGAGTAGTATAATTTTAATTAGAAGTAACACAGATATAAGTTGTGGGGAGGCAGAGAGATGGATAAAAGTTTCAGAGAATGTTTTGCGGAGTTGTGTGCAGACCGGGCGAGTGATGCTATTGTATCGGCACGACAGAAGGATGATGAGTATATCGAAGCAATGGACAAACTGAAAATTGCCAGTAATCAGGTTAGTCAATTGTTGAGTGTGGAGAATCAGGGGTTATTTACACAACTACTTGACGCTTACAGTAACAGACAGATATGCGAAACTCGTCTGGCGTATGAGCAGGGTATGCGTGACGGGTTGCGGTTAAATAAAATAGTTGGAGGAGTAGCATGAATAAAACTTTGAGATTAGTTGGTACGACGACTATTTGCGGTGTCAGTGTTCCTAAAATTGCAGGCGGTTTCGGTGAAGATAAGAAGGCAATGTTGGCTAAGACTATTGCCGAAATTCACGGCAGGGAATTGAAACGTGTTAACGAAGATATTAATAATAACCGAGATAGATTCAAAGACGGTATAGACATTATTGATTTAAAGAGAACTAATTTCGAGGTCAATTTGGTCGACCACGGAATTATGAGTCAAAATTCTGTTAATCGCTCAGAAACTATCTACCTCCTATCCGAAAGAGGTTACGCCAAACTCCTAAAGATTTTTGACGATGATCTTGCGTGGGACAAGTACGAAGCAATCCTGGATGAATATTTTCATATGAGGGATGAAATCGTATATCCATTGACAACCGGCAGACACAACTATTTACAGATAGCACCAATAATTGAGGACGAACTTGCCATAGCAAAACTAATTGCTGATGCGACTGGAATAAAACCAGGAATAGCAAATTCTATAGCCATAAATAGGATAGAACGCAAAACTGGTGAGTCTATGGAAGAATACAAGAAGGCACTACCTTCCGCAGAACATGAAACTGGTATTTACACCGCTACTGAGTTGGGACTGAAGATAGGCGGTATCCGTGCGGTAGATATGAATAAGAAACTTTCAAGTCTTGGGTTACAGTATCGAGATACGTATACCCGCACATCAAAGAAAACCGGAGATAGGAAGACAGAGAAACAATGGCGACTATCTGAGGAAGGTCGAAAATACGCAGAAGAATTTCCATACGAAAGAAACGGTCATAGCGGTTATCAGATAAAGTGGAATGATTCGGTTATGCAGTTATTGTAAGGTATTAGTTAGTCAATATAAGCACTCCTTCGGGGGTGTTTTTATTTTGCGGAAATGAGGTGATAAACTGTGCAGACACCGCCTCCAGGGAAGCGGTTCTACAGGGACGTTACCCCTGTGTCTGCAAGGACATGATACCATTACCCGGTCAGGGAAGCAATACTGATACCGCCAGGGGGTGTATTGAATTGAGTGATAATGTTCGTCTAGAGGAGCAAGTAAAAACGCTTTTCGTCAACTTGGAAAAATTAGAGACATATCAAAAGAAGCATGAAGACGACGACAGGGAAGCGTTTTCGGGGGTGCTTGATAAATTGGAAGATATGAGAAAGGATTTTCAGAACAGGTTGCCTGTGTGGGCAACTTTTTTAATCGCCGCATTAACATCTATTTGCGGCATGTTAGGTGGGATGGCAATAAAATGAGAGTTAACTCAAAATTAGCCATTGTTATTGCGCTTATAATTGCTGTTTGCGTTTTCTCCGTTTCGTTATCTTATGCGGAAGATACGAAGTTAGACATTAACCAGTTGACAGACAAACAACTTACCGCCGAATTAGTGTCCATAAAGGGCATAGGGCAGGTTACAGCGCAGAGGATAATCAAGTATAGGCAGGAGAATAAACCCGTCACTGTGGACGAACTGGACGCGATTAAGGGCATCGGAGAGAAGCGATTGACCTTGATAAGAAAGAAATTTAGGTAGTATAATTTAGCGTTTTTGCAAGTTACCAGCAAGTTAAAAAAACGACAATAGGAGGAATAACCCATGTTAATAGTCATAGATCCCGGTCATGGTGGAAAAGACCCCGGAGCAGTAGGAAACGGATTGCAAGAGAAGCAACTTAATTGGACGGTTGCAAACTTAGTCAAGGATAAACTCGCTAAGTACGATGTAGAGGTTACTATATCCCAACCATCCTGTACTAATCCGAACTCTGATAAGAATACCGAGTTAAGCGGTCCGGTCAATGATGCAATACGTTTGGGAGCAGATTATTATTTATCCATCCATACCAACGCAGGTGGTGGAACTGGTTTTGAGTCATTCATACACAACAACGCGAGCAGGGCAACTGACTTGATACGTAACATTATTCACGACAATACTGCCCCGGTATTTACTAAGAACAATATGCCGGACAGGGGCAAGAAACGTGCTAACTTCTATGTGTTGCGGAAGATGCAGGAGAAAGGTATACCTGCCATGTTGATTGAGAACGGTTTTATCGATACCAAGAAAGATGCTGATAAACTAAAAGATTCGGCATTTCTTAGTAAGTTGGCAAATGAGATCGCTTATGGCATGGTGTTGGCGTTCAATCTAAAAACTAAAAGTGGGGTGGCATAAATGGATTATCAAAACATAGCAACGGTAGCACTTGAAGTAGTAGCAACGGCAGCAATACCGTCACTCATATACATTATAAAGAAGGTAGCAAGTGACTTCATTGCACAGCACTTCGATGTTAAGAAAATGCAATTAGAGTTATCTCATGCCGGTATCAACTTCACCTCTGAAAAGGTATCCGAGATAGTAAATAGCACTATCGAGAACGCAATTAAGGCATTAAATTTGCCTGCTATAGTAAATGTACCAGTAGAGGATAAAGAGTCGCTAAAACAGGCTGAAAATGCGCTTACACAGGAGGTTAGTGGTAATACAGAATGGATAGTCGGCGAAGACTTTATCGTTAAGATTAACGGAACTCAGAAGGATTTCTATACTCCTAAGAGTGTCGGGGAGGATACCTTTAATATATTAGTCGAAAGGGTTTACTTGATTGACGGAGTAGTTAAAACTAACCGTCCGTTTGTGGAATATTTAATGTCTTAGGTGGTTAAACTAAAATACGAGAATTAATTTTTATACCCCCGGTGACTTCGGTTGCCGGGTTTTTATTTTTGGACAAAAAACAAAACTACCCTTAGTATAATCTAAAAGGTAGTTTTGTCGTCATGTCCTTCATAGGGACTACTGGCTGTGAAGGTAGGTCTCGAACCTACGACAAGCTGATTAATAGTCAACCACTCTACCAACTGAGTTACTTCACAATACGGAGGGACTAACTTCATATTAATCCTAATTTTGAATTTGTTATTGCTGATTCGCCACGAATTCTAATTAATTCCCTGTCTGCCACAGTTGCTTTTTGGGTAAAAAAAGAACGCTCTCGCGTCCATCTAAAGGCTAAATTTTTTCAACGGAATACACTACTACTAGATTCAATAACAATGCTAATTCCACACGGAGGTATTCACTTCCTTTCGCCTCAGATTATCGGAGTAACCGCCATGTACGCATATCACGCGAAGACAGAGGCGTAGCGGTTCGATGTGAATATTATACCACCGAGTTAATTGTGTTGCAACTGTTTACGGTAGAAGAATACTGTATACAGTTTATGGGTAAATAAAAAACTCCCTCAGTTAGAGAGAGTTTGTGTGTTGTTGGTTGACTACTTCCCAGTCATCGGCAAGCAGATCGGTTATGCTCGGAACCCATGTGTTGTATTTACAGTTGACATTAAATAGAACGAGACATTTGTTATCAATCGGAACATTGTCGGCAGTATATAGACTAAGCATACTAACGTGCATATTTTTGCCGTTCCAACCTTTCCTTGATATACAGTCACCTTTTTTCAGAGCATCCAGCGCCTGACCGAAGTTCAGTCCCGTCTTTTGGGTGCTTTCCGTTTCACCATCAGCATCATCATATGTAGCCTCGAAAATATCAGGTTTGCAGGGGTATTTCTTCGGTAACACTATTTATCCCTCCATAATCCTCTATTCGTCATTCAATTATACTACTAAGCAAATAAAAATTCAACCGTTTACGGTATATTTATACCGTTTGCAGGAGAAATAATCTCCGGCATAGAATAGTTATAGTATCACCGGATTATCTTACTAGCATAAATAATCCCGAAGTATATCTACTAAAGGTCGCCTTCCACGGTCGGCCTCTTTTTTTTACTCAAAACAAAACTCCCCACACATACCCTATTTTTAAAGTGCGCGCCATGGTGTACGTCAAGGTTCGCTGTGCTTACACACCCACACTTTAAAGATAAGATACGTTGGAGAGTTTTGTCACCATCAATGCCGTATACTGCATCTCTTGGGTGTTTATGAGATTTTTATTCGCTTATTTACTACTCCGGTATGCTAAAACCTCTTAATATCAACCGTCTGTAGTGTCGCTTTAAGGTACGATCAAGACCTATCATGTCTGACCAATAATGTCCATCAAATAGGGTTCTTTCGTTCCCATAACCGTTAAGCGGGCAAGGAATCAAACCTTGCAATTGCCGGGCACTAGTCACTAGACTCTATGTCCGAATTGCCACGGACTCACTTCCCGGTCTTAGATATAGCGTCACTCTTTGCGCCTCCGCTTATTTACCGTCCCACCATGGTGCGCCTGATTTAGACAGAGGCGTGGTGGGATCTGTTGATGTATTATACCACCCAGCAAAAACAATTTCAACAACTTTTTCCCTAAAACTTACCTGCAATATGGACAAATTCTATCCGCATAAACTTAACGAACAGCATAGCGAACGGAGGTATGTTATGGAGAAAAAAAATAACCTTCTTGCCGATGGCATAGATGCCCTTAAAATAGCATGGAGACACCGTAAGGGCAACGAAATACCTGCAACCATACTAGACACTATAGACATACTTTATCCCCCAAATAAACCCCGTATATTGCCTATACGGAAGGGGATTAAGAAAACTCCTACAGGTTGGCATATGATATTTACTATGCGCCCCGGCACCTCATTTAACGCATTAAAAAGTCAGCAAGACTACTTTGAGGATGCTACCGGGTTGAATGTGGAAATGATTAAGAAGGGGAGGTTTTTGTACATGGACATAAACACTAACGAGATACCAAGTAAGTTAGAATACGTTTGGGATTATAGCGGAAAATTAGACTTGCCTATACCTGTCGGAATTAGCAAGCAGGGACTAGAAGTGCTACCGCTTGAAGAATCTCCGCATCTACTTGTTGCCGGAGTACCGGGGTATGGAAAATCAAACTTTCTGCATGTCCTTATTGCTTCATTGCTGCCAGTAGCACGAATAGGAATTATTGACCTAAAGCGGTTAGAATTCGCCTATTTGAAGGATTATGCGGCATTAGCAAAGACAGAGGAAGAAGCGTTATTGTTGATGCAGTCTGTCGAGAAAGGCATGGAGCAGCGTATAAGGACATTAGAAAAGGCAAAGGTAGTTAAAATTCAAGACTACAATAAAACAGCGAAAGAACCATTACCATTTATTGTTGTCGTGATTGACGAACTAGCAGAAATATCTTGCAAGGATACAATCAAGTTAGTTGACCGCATAACCAGACTTGCTAGGGCGGTTGGAATATCTGTAATAGCGGCAACACAAAGACCGTCAACAAAGGTTTTGCCGGGCGACACAAGGGCAATGTTCCAAGCGAGGTTATGCTTTCAAGTTGCCGACGAATTAAATAGTCGCATGGTGCTAGGTGAAAATTGCTCTATTGCCGCACATTTGCCGGGAATAAAAGGCAGGGCGATATATAAGTTTGGTATGGATACCAAGGAAGTACAGACAATGCACCTGCCAGTCAAACAGGCAAAAAATCTATTGAAAGGCAGGGATATGGATGTTTTTAACGAGTGGTGCAATGTCTCACAGAAAACACGGCTATTGCCGCGATAACGAAATAGCATGGCGCGTAGGTAGTCATAAATGTCTTAACGCCGAACAGGTACAGGTATTACTATTCCCATTGACCGCATCTGGTAAAAGAAAATGTCAGCAAAGATTAAAGAGGTTGACCGATCAGTTAAGGTTACGACGTTTCCGTTATTCGCCAGAAGAACCATACGCATACTTCCAGAAGGAAATTAAACAGATAGAGCATACCGTATTGCTTAATTGGGCGGTTATCTGGATAGAGCGACAATTGAAGTCATGGGAGGAAATTTACTCCGTAGACTTCAATTATGACATGAAAATACTAATTACAGATTGCTTTATTGCTATTAAAAATACAATCACGGGTCAGTTTAGGTTTCTGTTTATCGAAATGGACATTCATCATCCGGGTAACGAGTTTGATAAGGTGCGGAAATATAATAAGTTGTACGATAATTTACCAGATCAATGGTGGGTAAAGCATACTAAGCGGTTTCCTGCCGTTTTAATAGTCACTAACGACGAGCGAAAGTTAAAGGAAATTAACAAAATGATTAAGTCGGAGAATAAAAACGGGTTGGAGTTTAGAAGTTATCTTGTGGGAAATTTACGCCGGGAGGTGCTGGGATGAGGTATATTGCGGCAATAATCGGGTTACTACTATCTCCAATGGTTGCGTTTGCATTGTCGGAAGGTTTGCGAAATACGATGTCTAAAACTTTTGGCTGGGGTGGTGTAGGTAACAAGATAGTCATTCTCATGGTAATAGCGGTAGGGAGTTGGGTTGCTGAAATGGTTGCCGGTGCTGTTGGCAAGGGTAACTTTTGTGCCGTGATAAAAATAGTAGCAACTTTTCTGGCCATAATATTAGTTATCGGGGTTGCCTTAGATTTATTAGATCACGTATCAAGAATATTTGTGTAGGTGATGCTATGTTTACTATTATACAGGTTATAGTTTTTGTCATTGTATGTGTGTGTTTGCCTGAGTTGATGCTGTTGGCGTTGGTTGGTCTAATTGGTTTTATCGTCTGTAAGGTGACAAATAGGAGAAGTATAGGACAAATGATATTGCTATTAGTTGTGTTCTTAGGACTGGATATTATTGTTAGTAGGGTGCAGGAGATAATTGACTTTGGGAAGTTCATTAATTAACGAGTTAGTCGGTCGGTTGTTTGGTCGGTTAGTCGGTCAGTCAACTTGTCCACGTTTCGCGCTGCTGCCATTAATCCGTCGTTCCTCCTGATTATATACCGGAATTTTACGCTTGTCCATTTTGCTGTATTTGCTGGGTTTTTAAGGTGTTATCCGTTCTTTAGGTGTGTAGGGGTGCGAATAGGTTAACGAATGGAGAACGATCAGTATGACGAATAATTTAAAAGGAGTTGTTTTTAATGAAAAGAGAAGATTTTTCTAAGGTATTTGAAATTTTCCATGCCAAAATAGATAAACTTGATACTGACTATGAAAATGGCGTCGAGGAATTCGACAAGGCAATGGATGTTTGTATGTCTTTACTTGCTATATGCGAGGTATTTGCCGAGAATATGCCCGATGAAGTATTAGATGCGATTGATATTAAATGGGAATAGGAAAGTCTGTAACCCGAAAGGGTTATTTTTTTTGAGTAACTTTGTGCTGGATACGGTAGAAAAGTGTTGCATTGTATGTCTAAACGGTATATAATATATGTGAGGTGAGCAGAATTGAAGCGCAGAAGTATTTTTATGGATGATGAAAGACACGGTAAATTAAAGAAGGAGGCATGTAAGCAGAAGTTAAAAGTTTCAGAGTTAATTCGTCGGATTATTGATGAATGGTTGGATAATAGAAAGGATGATAACCAATGAACCCATACGGAACACTTGCTACTGCATGGATTGGTGTTAGTGTCTGCGTTATTGCCGCACCATATTTAACGCATAATGCTAATTGTTTATGGGCGTTTATGATACCTGCGCTAATTGGGGTGAAAAGTTAGCAATAAGAAGGAAGGAGGAAAGTTAATGAACATTATTGATGCTATTGTAGAATTAAACTCCGAGATTTGCGAGGATAATCCAAAACTATGCGGCGAAGGTATTCAGTTCATGTATTACACAAATGGTTTTGCCGATATAGTAAATTTCCTATGATATGAAGTCTATAGCTCCGACAGTGACATGGAGGAAGATGTTGAGGCGGCAGGTGGCATTAAGCAGTTTCTTATCGTTAAAGTTAGGGAGTATGTTGACATTGTTAGTAGTGTTGAAGTATTTCAGAATAAGAAGGGAGATTCTAACGAATTCTTCTTTCAACTTGTTCGTAGTTTTCTAGTCATGACACCATGTGTTGTTAGGGCGAGAAGTGACCATGCCTGTGCTGATTGCGCTATTACAGATAGTTGTGATTGGTATAAATCTATGATTGATATTGCTAGTAAATTAAAGGTGAGGGAGAAGGACTAATGGAAGTAGGTCAGAGGGTTTATGTGAAAGACCACTACAGCAGCAACAAAGAACCGAATGAATATGAGGTTATGAAGGTTGGAAGGAGTTATTTTTACATTGCTATAAATAACACTTCTAGACTATTCAAATGTGAGATTAAATCTCTTAGGTGCATTGATAGTCCTGGATTTAAGATATGCCTGTCAATGCAGGAGTATCTTGATGAGCAGGAGTTTACTTCCGTTCTAAGATACATAGAGAGGAAGATTGGGTGTCCTTATAAGAACAATATCACTCTTGGTAAGTTGCGGAGGATTAGGCGCATCATTGACGGAGGGGAGGAAGTAGAGTGAAATACAAAGAACTTATGAAGCACAGTCAGACACTAGAACGCAAAGTTGCCGCATTAAAGGAAGAAAACAAGTCATTCATTGGGCAGATTGACGAGTTGGTGCGCATTGAACCGATCGACTTAGAGAAAGATTCATTTGAATGGTATTGCCCATATTGTGCAGACAAAAACATTGAACAGGGGATATTATCTGTTTATGATGAAATTAAGTGTAGTAACTGCTCTATGGTATTTAGAATAACTATTGAAAGGAAGAAGTAAAGTTAACATGACCTTCGACTACAACAAAACAGAATCGGAACACTGCCTTGGGTGCGGTAGAAAGTTGACCGCTGCGGAGAGGGCAGAGGGGAAATGCGATAAATGTGGGGAGGAAGTATGAATGGGTGTATACGACCAGGTAATACAGGAACCATGCCCTAAGTGTGGCGAAGCAATGTACTCAGAAGGAGTTTCCAACGACATAGGTTATTGCTATCCACCGTTTCATTGTGAAAAATGCGGATACTCTGAAAGATGCGGATATGAGGGTATGAATTGTAATAAATGCGACCAATACGAGAAATGTTTTGGTGAATTGGAGGTGTAAAATGAAAACAACACCAATTCGTAACTGCCAGTCGTGCGGCAAACAATTTACTGATGGCGATATAGTGTATTATGCACGGTTGGACAACAACATCGTTTGCCCTGAGTGTTCGTATGGGCATAGCATCAGGGAGAAAAGACTTGTTGAGATAGAAAACTATTGCAGTCCTCCGATTGCTCGCTACAATGCCCTTGTGAAGATTTTAAAAGGTGTCGGTATTACTCCTACTCATGCCGAGGAAAAGTTTTTACTGTGGTTTAGTACGTGGGATAATGAAACTTCTGCAACCTTGCGTGGGTTACTGGAGAAGTGCTTGGGGGTGGGTGGTAATGGTGAATAGTCAAATTAAATTCTACTCAATACCGAAATGGGCGAAGTATATTGCTCAGGATGGCAGATCGGAACATGTGTCTGTCGTGGTTAGTAGTACCTTGAAGGAGGTTAGTCGTTGAGCAATCAACTCCTAAATAACATTACTGAGGCAGAGATTGAAGAGCAGGGCAAAGCAATGGTCGATATTTACTGTGAAGATTGCGACTACACTACAGGATACATGGACTATAAGAGTGCTGTGTTTAAGATAAATATGCAGGGCGGTTACTTTATGTATGACGGTGAGGGTGGGGATGAAAACAGGTGTCCTATGTGTAAGAATGATAGTTTAGTCATTACGGATTAGGGGGAGGTTAACCGTTGAGTAAATGCCAAACATGCATACACTATCGTTATTCTGCCGGTGTTGCCCCATCATTAGCCAAAATACTAAATAAGAAGTTGCCGTCAAGGGCAACAAATTACTGTGATTATGCTGAAATTAGTTGGCAAAGAAATTCTGCCGAAGTTAAAAAACCGAGAAGCATTAAATGTGATTATAGGATGAAAGAAATGTACTGTGATGATTGCGGTAAATCAATAAAGAATAACTCTGATGTGTGGATGATTCTTTCGTCAAAATCTTATATATGCAAGAAATGCGGTAAGGAGAAGGAGAATAATGAGCAACCTTAAATCCAAAATACATACGTGCCGAGAGAAATTGGCGTATGTAAGAGAAGTATTACAGGACAGGAAGGATGATCGGTTAGCGGAAATGGTTGGCGAGGTAAGTAACACGTTGAATAGTATGTACCCTGAGATTAACAGGTTCAAGCAACATATTAACCGATTGACAAGTAAATTGTAGGGGTGATTATTTGGATATAGATAAAAGATGGCGCAAAAGAAGAAAAATATTAAAAGACAATGACTGGCAGTACGACCGACAAAGCGAGTCTTATTCTTCTCCTGTCGGAAGTTGTGATTTTGCTTATGATCTAAAGACGTATTCTGATGATAAGTTTAGTGCAGTAATTGAAGATAATAGAATTGAATAAATTAAACTCTTAACAACTTCCTCCACCACGGCAATTTCTTCTCTGACCGCCAATGCTCGATAAATTCATCGACACGAGAAACACGATTAATAAGATGCTCAACTTTTTTGACGAGTTGGGCATCAGAAGGTAGGTATTTATGGGATTAAGAAAAATGACAATGGGTAAATTCTCTTGGAATGAGAGATGTAAAATATGTGGTCAACATATTTTAGAAGGTGAAAAATTTTATGTAGTATATCCTTCACATAATAAAGATGAAACATTAACATGGGGAATTGTTCATGCAAAAGAATTAGACTGTATATCTGAAGGATTATCAGAAGAAGAAAAAATGGATAAGTTGCGCGGCATTAAAAAACCAAGGTTCAAAGGTTTCACCGAAGAGCAAAAGGTAAATGCCGAATTATTTAAAGAATTGTGCCGCAAGAGAGGTTACGTAAAAAGCACAATCTCAAAAAGAACTATGAAGTTTAGTAAAAGAGGTACATCTTTTAAGATTACATATGACGTGATTACAGAAAGCATATCATATGATTATAGGTGCAAAGGATTATTTGACGGACTATTTATAATGACAATCATATCTGAATTAAAGCATGAATTTGATAAATTGCAGGGCAAGGAACCATGTGAAATAGTAACCGTGAGCAGTATTATTGGTGAAGCAATTAAAAAGGCAAATGAAATTATGGGTAAGTGATAACCGCTTTGGCGGTTTTACTTTTTCCAGAACTTCCACCAGGACCGCTTACTTTGTGCCGCCAAAATATCTTCATTCTGTTTCTTAATCCACTCATATTCCTTTAGGATATTCTCAGCATTACTATAACTATCATTCTTAACATTTTCTATGACGGTCAGGACTTCTTTTTTCTCCATGTCCTTTTCTCTCTTTAATTCCTCAAACATGGATACGGTCAATTCCTGTTGCTGCGCCAAAAGTTTCTCAAAATATTCTCTCTGTTTATCTAATTCATGCCTACTTTCCTGCTTAATGTCGGACAAGGCAATAGTAAAATCTTTTATAGCGGAGGTGTATGCGTTTAATTCGTCACGGGTAACGAAATTTTCTACAACGGAAGGAATATATTCTACCTCATTAGAGTTATCCACAGTTTCCACTTCTATTTCTATGTCCTGCTCTAATTCTTCTACCTCTTCTATTGATGGAATTTCAACGCCATCAGGTTTTCCATGCTGCCACTTTTCCAGGTTTTCTATGCTGATCATCTTCTTGTTTCTATCCCATAGATAGGGCATACCATCTTTATTTATGCGGTTTCTAATAGTCTTTGTAGTACAGTCAAGATACTTGGCCGCTTCTTCTACGCTGAGATATTCATTTTCTGCTTTTCCTACTAATCTGATTGTCACTTTTCCCACTTCCTCCGTGTTTTCTATCTTATTTCTATCTAAATTTCTAGCTAAATACATCTTAATTGCATTACTCTTATTAATTAAAACCTTATAATCATAATCATCATTATCAAGATTATTATATATGTGCGAATTTTCTATGAATTTTCTATGCAATTTCTCACTAAATCCGTTCCTACTTCCTACATTCTCATAGAAACTTTCTAACTTCGCAAGTGCCTGTCCCATCAATTTTCCCTCCACATCTAAAATTTCCACAGCGGAGAGTCTTGACATTTTGGCTGCATTTGCGTAAAATAATAAACAGCAAAGCAGGCAGGGGCAACGCCTCCGCTTTTGGATAAAAACCACCTTCACCTTGGCCGGGAGGGGTGGTTTTCGGCTTTAATTGACAATAATTTTAGCATTACCCGGTAAGTAATGCAATACATTATTAAACCCCTCCGCGATGGAAGGGGTTTTTGTTTTACCTTACAGACCCGGCGCAGGCGTATTCTTCCCTGGCATCAACCAGGGACATATCCTGCTTCGTATGACCATACCTTACTATCTTATTTACCTCATTGATACCTTCATGGGTGATGTTCTTGTCAACGGTAATATTTTCACCGTCAACCACACAATGGAAAAGACCGCCGTAGTCTGCAACTGCATTTACTCGAATAACAATCATCCCCCTTTTTTTTGCGAACACTTGTTTTGTATTTATAATAATACACGCAAACATTCGCAAATTCAAGAAGTTAGTTTCTCATAATTCCGACAAAGTTATTACATATTTCTTACTTTAGTGATTGTTTTTAATAATTCTTCGACAATCTCAGGCGGTATTTGTTCGGTGTACGCCTTTTTAGCCAGCAACAGGTAAGGCAATGTTTCCTTATCAAGTAGCATTTGCTTTATTTCGTCGGTTAATACCTCGTTAACCTGTGAAATGTCAAAAACAGTACGAGCGTTTTCGGAAAAAAAGTACATAGGTGATACATTTAATGCGGTAGCAAGTCTCTCAATAACTTTAATGCCAGGACTTTGCCTTTTTCCGCTTTCAATTTCGGCAATGGTGTTAGTTGATATGGCCTTTGGTTCTCTTGCTGTAACTGTTCTTAGTGATAATTCATCCATACTTAAACCCCTGTTATTCCTGAGATTATACAACTTATATTTAATTTCCACCCGATATTCCCCCTTTATTATATGTTTAATTATATTTCCCGTCCTCAATTCAGTATACAGGTTGTTGTTGGTAGCGACAATTTCACGGGAAAATATACTTAATTCAGTTGACTTTATACTTTTTAAAGTATATAATGGACATAGTTGAAAGAACTTATTTTTTTGCATAGTTATACTGTTTGCAGTAACATTTTACTGAAAGGAGGACAAGTAGTTTGGATTTAACAGCGATTGGGTTAAATATCATTAAACGTCGTAAATCATTGAATTTAACCCAGGACGATATTTCAGAAAAAACTGGCATAACACAACCTAATATTTGCAAGATTGAAAACGGTCTTAATTCTAACCCGTCAGTCAATACGCTGCAACGTATCGCTGATGCCCTTGGTTGCGACTTACTGTATCTATTAGAAACTGAATCCGGTTCCGACTTGCTGAATTCATAATAGCACACATTTTTTTATAAGTCTGTGACCGTCATCACATTTTTGAAGTTTTTTTGAATTATTTTTAGGGGTGAGATAGTTATGACTAATCCGTATGTCGTTATCGAACGCAAGGCATACAAAACCTACTGCGATGATATGGGCGAAGGTAATACCTGTATATGGCAGGGCATAAATGACGGAAGGACTTGTGGAAAGAATTACGACCATTGCTGTGTAGTTTGTCCTGACTACAATTTCTGTGGTTTACCTGAAAGTTACGGTTGCTACACTGCCGATCAAATCTATCAAATGCACATCGAAAGAAAGTTATTCTAGACATTAACAGATTGAGGTGTTTGATTTTTGAATCTTTTTGAGCAAGATTATTTTGTAGTTAGGTTTGCAGATGGAACATACCGGGCAGCATCATATAATACCCTTTCCTCGTGTGGTGACATTTCCAGGGCAATGAAATACCGCTACTTAGAAGATGCAAAAGACGCTGCTGCTGATTTCAACAAGTACGGTCGTAAATGTGAGATAGTTCCGATTACTATAACTATTAAAGAGAAGGAGCACAACCATAAAGACCTTTTGGTTTATCACTTCTCACATAGATTTAATCAGAATGAAACTGGTTGGACTATCAGAACAGATCAGTATATGTGGTCTTATTGGAATATTCATGCTTTATGTGACAATAATTTTCCATACGATAACGGTTTTAATTATGGAGCATTAACGGATTGAGGTGACTAAATGAACTTAGATAAAAAACTTCACAATATGCACGAAACCGCTTTCCTGTGTCAGACTTATTGTGATTTGAGGGAAGTTGCGGTAAAGGTACATGAATTGGACGATAATGTGACTACCGAATTGCTTGCGGTCATGGATAAAATACACGCTGCAATTTGCGAGCAAGATTAAGAAAGTGGGTGCATCGGTGAGTAATGCAATAGTTGAAACCTGCGCTAACTGTAAGTTTTGGAAAGAAGTCGAAGGAAATATACCGTTTAAATGCGAGAAATGCGGCATAAAGTTTTTCACGCCGGGATGCAATCCGTGTTATTCATTTGAAGCGAAGGAGGACAAGCAGGATGTTTAAGGAGTGGGATCGGGTTGTTGTTAATGAACCAGACACGGATATAGTAAACGTCAAGGGTACTGTTATATGTGCTAGAGAAGGGCGTTTTCAGCAGTTATGTGACGTTATATTAGACGATATGGTGGCAACTTGGGATAGTCTTGAAAGATGTTTTCTACAGGAAGAACTAACTATAATCACCAACAAAGAATCATGAACACAAGCGATTATTCAGAACTAGCAAAACATACCGCATCGTGGGCGCAGGGTATCCGTGAGGGACAAGCAATATTAGTCGCGGAAACACTTGAAAGAGTGTCGGCGTACTGTTTGGAGCAGGCGAGTGTGCCGGATTTATACACAAGGGAGTCGTTCAAATGTCCGTGTGTCCATTCTGTGGAAGTAAGTTGGTGGAAGTTACTATCCCCGAAACCGATATGGAAATGGTTGCAGGGATTTTGGTCGAGAGGGAAACGCAAGACTACCGCCTGATGTGTCCTGTATCGGATTGTTATGAGGCGGCGGAGAGTGAACCGGATACAATACCATTTTAAGGGAGGTTATTGTTTTGAAAACTGCTAGTGATAGACTTAGTATTAGTGACGCACCTGATGTTTTAGGGCCAAAAGAGGTTGGTAGAATAGCGGGAGTTGCCGCAAGAACAGCTTATGAGTGGTTTGAATTAGAAGGTTTTCCGGGCAAAAAATATGGCAAGAAATATTTGGTGACAAAGAGGTCTTTTATTGAGTGGTTAGAAAATGGTTGTAAAAATAAGGAGGATTAACTTTGAAAATACAAAACCTTGTGTTAAGAAATTTCAAGGGCATTAAGGAATTTGAGTTGAATGCAGGCGGCAAAGATGTTTCTGTTTATGCCGACAATGGACTTGGGAAAACAACTATTGCCGATTCATTTAACTGGTTACTATTCGGCAAAGATTCGTTAGGCAGAGCAAAGTTTGAAATTAAGACGCTTGACAGTAACGGCAATGTCATTCATGGACTAGAGCATGAGGTAGAAGGAACTTTTGATGTAGGCGGCAAGCAGTTGAAACTTAAAAAAGTCTACAAGGAGAAGTGGACTAAGAAAAAGGGACAAGCAACCGCCACATTCACCGGACATACAACCGACCATTTTATTGACGATGTGCCGGTTAATGAAAAAGTTTTTGCCGCCAAAATTGCCGAGATAGTCAACGAGGATATTTTTAGACTATTGACCAGTCCTTTATTCTTCAACGAGCAATTGCATTGGGAGAAGCGCAGGGAAATAATCTTGCAGGTTTGCGGTGACGTTTCGGATGATGAAGTCATTTCCTCAGATAAAGCACTTGTAGATTTACCGAGCATCCTTAACGGCAGATTATTAGACGACCATAGAAAGGTTGTTGCTGCACAAAAGGCCAAGATTAACGGTGAATTGAAAGATATTCCTATTCGCATAAATGAGGTTAACCGTTCCTTGCCTGACGTATTAGAGTTAAATGGTTTTGAGATTGAAGGTAAGGTTATCGATCTAAAGGCTAAATTAGAGACTAAGCGGCAGGAAATAATGACAATCCAAAGCGGCGGCGAGGTTGCCGAAAAGGTTAAGGAATTAAGGGAATTGGAAAGTAAGATTCTCGACATTCAAAATGAGCATAAGAAAAAGCAGCATGAGTTAACCTTTGCCAAGCGGTCAGAACTGTTGGAGGTTAAGGGCAGACTACAAGAAGTAGAGCAAAACATTAAAAGCAAGAACCGCATTATTGAAGCAAATACCGAAAATGTAACCAGCAGAGAAAATACAATAAAGGAACTCCGAAATTTATGGACTGCGACAAATGACGAGCAATTTAACCTTGTCATGGAAAGCATTTGTCCTACATGCAAACAGGAGTTACCAGAAGAAGAAATAGAAAACGCCAGATCGTGCGCTATTGCCAACTTTAATCACTTAAAGGCAGTTAAATTGACCAACATTTCTACTGATGGGAAAAAGTATAGTAAAATTGTCGCTGATTTAAAAGACGAAAATATTTATCTAAGAGAAGAAATCGAAAGATTTGAGTCTCAAAAAATAACTTTACTTAGTCAAGAAACTACACTACAAACCGAACTTGACGAGCTAAGCGCAGGCGTTACCGATATAACCGCCAATACCGAGTATATGGCGGCAGGTAAAGAAAAGTCAGAACTGATAAATAAGATTGAGCAGTTAAAAACCAGTAACCATGACTTATTGCTTACCGCTAAATCTGAGGCGGCATTTATTGAGCAGGAACTTAATGTCTATCAAGGACAAGTTAAAGACATTGAGACACACACTAAAGGACAAATACGCATAGAAGAACTGATGGCGCAGGAGAAGAAACTTGCCGGTGAATACGAGAAACTTGAAAGAGAGTCTTACCTATGCGATCAGTTTATCAAGACCAAAGTTTCTATACTGGAGGTAAGAATAAATAACTTCTTTAAGATGGCACGTTTTAAGATGTTCAATGTATTAGTTAATGGTGCAATTGAACCAATGTGTTCGGTAACTTACGGTGGTGTACCTTTTGAATCTCTGAATAATGCCGGACGTATTAATGTGGGACTGGACATCATAAATACACTAGCAGCACACTACAAATTTAATGCGCCGATAATAGTTGACAATGCAGAGGCGGTCAATGAATTATTGCCAGTGGATGCTCAGTTAATTAGATTGATTGTAAGTAGGGACAAAAATTTACGGGTGGAGGTTTTATAAATGGCAGTACAAAATGCAGTAGCGGTTAAACCAGTAGCAAAGTTAAAAGCAATGATCAATGTTGGTAGTGTGCAGGAACAGTTTAAAAACGCACTCAAAGAAGGTTCGTCTTTGTTCGTTGCTTCACTGATCGACATTTATAGCAATGACACTAAATTGCAGGCGTGTGAACCTCATGCCGTTATTGCCGAAGCACTAAAGGCAGCAACATTAAAACTACCCATAAATAAAAACCTTGGGTTTGCCTATATTGTTCCTTATAAAAACAAGGGCAACAGCGAACCGCAGTTTCAAATTGGATACAAGGGGTATATTCAGTTAGCAATGAGAACAGGTCAGTATAAGTTTATTAATGCTGATGTGGTGTATGAGGGAGAATTAAAAGGTCACAACAAATTGACCGGAGAAATGGATTTATCCGGCGAGGCCAAGAGTGACAAAATAATTGGCTACTTTGCCTACATCGAAACAGTTAACGGGTTCAAAAAACCGCTTTATTGGAGTAAAGAAAAGGTTACTGCCCATGCCAAAAGATATAGTAAGTCATTTACTTACAGTTCTTCGCCCTGGCAGAGTAACTTTGACGAAATGGCACTTAAAACAATGCTGAGAAGTATTTTAAGTCACTATGGAGTTATGTCGGTCGAAATGGTTAACGCTTTTACTGCCGATTCTGCCGACGAAAGAACCGCAGAGGCGCAGGCGCAGGATGAAATTAAGCAGAACGCTAATGCCGAAACTATTGATGTTGAGTTTAGTGAAAATGCCGGACAAGCAGAGGAAGGCAAAGATACACCACCCCCTACTGACGGCCCTGATTTTTAGGATGGAGATTACCGTTTTAGCAAGCGGAAGTAAGGGTAACTGCTACAGAATTTCTGATGGCAGTACCCCACTAATTATAGAATGTGGAATTTCTTTTAAGAATATTCAGCGCGGATTAAACTTTAAGACTTCTGAAATTGCCGGTTGTCTTGTTACTCACGAACATATGGACCATTCTAAAGCCGTTAAAGACGTTTTAAAAGCAGGCATAGACGTTTATACCTCACAGGGAACTATTGACGCTTTAGGACTGTCTGGACACCGATTAAGTGCATTGAAAAGTAAGGAGCAAATAGACATAGGCACATGGACAGTATTGCCCTTCGATACAGAGCATGATGCCGCCGAACCGTTAGGATTTTTGTTAGTAAGCAGGTTTGCCGATATTAAGTTTCTTTTTGCTACGGATACCTTTTATGTGCGGTATAAGTTTCAAGGACTAACGCATATTGCCATAGAGTGTAATTATGCCGACGATATTTTAAGGGCAAATGTGGATGCCGGACTGATACTGACGGATCTAAAAAACAGGTTACTAAAAAGTCACTTCTCTCTTGAAAATGTTAAGGAATTTCTTAGGGCGAATGATTTATCGAAGGTGCGAGAGATTCATTTGATACATTTAAGTGAAAATAACGCTGACCCTGAGAGGTTTAAAAGGGAGATACAGGAGTTAACAGGAAAACCAGTCTATATTGCCGGTGGTAAGTAAATTGAATATTATCGAGCAGATTATTGAGGTATTAGAAAAGTATAGTGATGACTTAGGAAAATGGTTGGAGGATGATAATAATGGCTAAATGTTATGACTGCAAGACTTCAGATGCTAAATTTTCTATTGATAGGGTCGGTATGAGCGTTGCTTTGTGTCCCTATTGCGCCAATAAGGAATTAAAGAAACAGGGGCGCGAACAGATTAAATAAACCAACAAAGGAGGCAACACATGGACAACCCATACGATCAAGGTTTTCGCGCAGGTTATTTGGGCGGTCACAAACTGCCTCCTGTCGGCAAGCACGAACATAAATTATACTGTAAAGGTTACTCTGATGGGCGTATATCGGCAAGGAGAAATGTCGTGGTTGCCCGATGGGTACAGGGTGCGGTTAGAGGGAGGGCGATTTAATGGGCATGTCGTGTGATTGTAGCATTTATGACGATGATTATAGCGTCGCTGAGTTTTATAATAAATCATACCCTAAAGCACGCAAAGAACATACCTGTTGCGAGTGTAGGGATAAAATTGTGGTTAATAGTATATATGAAAAAATAACCGGAAAATGGGATGGCAAAATAAGTACATTTAAGACATGTATGCCATGTGTAGCGATTAGAAATCATTATTGCCCTAACGGTGTTGTTTTTGAAAATCTAAGAACTCAGATAAAAGATTGTTTAGGTTTTGACTATACAGAAGTACCGGAGGAGGACGATTAAATGCCATTCGTAACAGTTGAGGTTGAAAGCGGTAGATTAACTCTACTCGGCGGTGACGAGGTAATGCGTGAAGTTATCGAGAAGGAATGTCCCATCGACCTGGCGTTTGACGATAAATTGTTCAAGGAAATTTACCACCACCCCGACGGTACGAGGTTGAATGTGTACGGCAGCGTTCGCGGCAGGGGACTAAATGAGCATATACTTTGGTCTAATGTGGAGGCAATTAGTTAGTCACAGAATGACCGGAAACAGCATTTTAAGGACTGTACGCAAGAGTAAATGTAATTTAGGTAGTCTAAGTAGTTGATAAGATGAATAGGGGGTTGTATGGTGAGTTCAGAAAGAATACTTGCCGCAGAGGTTGAGAGGTTGCGGAAAGAAAAAGAACGTCTAATGATTGTTCTAAACACCATCAACGACATTGTTTCAGATAGTGACGGAGTTGCCGGTTATCACTTGAACGGTGATATTGCTTCTTGGGATTCATTTGGATTTATGGATGCGATGCAGGATGCTTTAAAGTAGGGTGATTAATTTATCCTAACCTACTGTATCCGGTAGGCAGAAACTTTTAACGGGAGGTAATCAAATGTCCGAATCAGAAAGACAAGCATTGATGCAGCAGATTAAAGCAGGGCAACGTAAAATGTATAGCGCAGCAGATAGGTTTGGTCGTGACTCTATCGAAGCGTTGGAAGTTTCGCAGGAGTTGGACAAGTTGATTGTGCAGTATATGAGGGGGTAAGCATGGACATTAGAGATCCGAGAAGTACGCTGAAACTGGCAGGTATTGACTACTTTATTGACTGGGAAGAAAATGTCGTTTATCTTGATAACCTTCAGAAGTTATCGGAGCATTGCGGCATGAATTGGTCGAGTTTGGCCGAGGAAGTTGAATGGCGAGGGTGGAAGTGGAGGAATTTAGAGTGATTAAATTATGTCGTAAGTGCGGAGAGACTTACCCGTTAACCTCTGAACATTTTCATAGAATGAGTAAGTCTAGGGACGGTTTTCATAGTCTATGCAAAAACTGTAGGGCAAAGTATATGAGTCAGTATCAGATCGATAATGCTGAGTTACTTAAGGAAAAGTCCAGAGCTTATTTTCTCGCTAACAGAGAAGTTCTTATAAAGAAAATGTCTATCTATAACAAAAGAAGAAGTGTAGAAAGAAGATTGTCTGAGTCGATATAGGAGTTAACCCCGTTGCCGGGGTTGCTCCTTGTGAGAGAGGGCGTTAATGTAATCACCCATGACCTTACTTATTTGTTGACTTACATTTCTATTTTCTTTAATGGAAATATCCTTAATTTGTTTAAGCAATTCTTCGTCGATTGATATTGTAGTTTTAACTTTCACGTTAATACACCTCCGCATAAATAATATCATACTCAATACGAAATGGCAAGAAGTAGGCTATTGTATTGCAAAGTATGTCGAAGTGTGGTATAATATTACTGAGGTGGTAAGAGTGAACGACAAAAAATTCTATTATACACACGAAAAACAACTACACAACTATATAGAAAATAACTTTGAATCTATATTTGGGTTTGAATTTATTTCAAGAGAGGAATTAGTAGCAGGAAGTCGTCCTGATTTTATTGGATTGGATAAAGATATACTTTGTTTTATTGAAGTAAAAAATATAGCAACAATTAAAATAATTCCTCAATTAGAGAGATATTTAGGTATGATTAAGGAAATAAAGAGGGGTTATAACTATTATAGTAGATATAATAATCACAAATTAATGCTAGTTAGTCCAATAGTAGAGGGCGATGAATTAATATTTTTCTGTAAAAATAATGGTATACCCATAAAAATAATTGATAATGTTATTTATTGCGGAGATAGCAACGATAAAATCAGCAAAACTAAGGTATTTGATAAGTATATGTATTTAAAGCAGTATTTTTCTAATGAAGAAATCAACCAATTGGTTTGTTTATTGAATAGCGGAACGATTATTTTCTGATTGGGAGGCAATAGATGGCAGTATATAGACAAATACAAGTTTCCTTTTGGCAGGATACATTTGTCCTTGATTTAACTCCAGAAGAAAAATACTTCTATCTTTACCTTATGACAAACTCTAAAACTAGACAGTGTGGAGTCTACGAGGTATCCCGAAGGGTTATGGAGCTGGAAACTGGTTATAACCGCGAGACAGTTGAGAAGTTAATTAAAAGGTTTATTGAATACGGAAAAATAGATTACTGTGAAGAAACTAAAGAAGTTTTGCTTAGAAATTGGTTTAAATATAACTCTTCTAAAAGCCCAAAAGTCCTACAGTGTATCATGTCGGAAGTGGCTAAAATAAAGCACTTACCGTTTAAAGAATACACTATGGATAGTCTATCTATAGACTCAGGGGAAGAAAAAGAAAAAGAAAAAAAAGAAGAACAAAAAAAAGAAAAAGAACAATATATATTATTTGTTGAATGGTTCAATGAAAAATTTAAAACTAACTATAAACCATCAACTTACAAAGATAAAATTAATACTCGCTTAAAGGAATTCACCTTAGATCAACTAAAGCAGGCAAGTCTAGCAATGAAAGCGGATAAGCATATGATGGGCATTAACGATAATAAGAAAGTTTATGCCACTATCGAGTATATCACTAGAAATGAAAAAAACGTCGATAAGTGGTTGGTGCAAGTAAAACCAGATATAGAACCACCTCAAGAAACCCCCGAAGAAAAAGCAAGGCGCGAGAGATACGATAGATTATACGGTAATTAGGTGATTAACATATGTGTGATATATGCGGAGATCGCGGAATAGTGCAGGTAGAATGTACAACCTTTAAAATCTGCGACTGTATGGTAAAACGCAAAATACTAAACAAATTCAAGGACAGCAAACTTTCAAAGCAAATGCTGTCAAGTTCTTTCGCTAATTTTAATTATGACTATTACAAAAAGAATATAGTCTACATCAAAAAAGCGGTTCAATTAGCGCAGGACTTCGCTAACTCGGTAGTCAATGGACAAGCAACCGATGGACTAATGCTTACCGGACGTGCAGGGCATGGGAAAACTTACTTGGCCTGCTGTATAGCAAACGTACTTATCCGCAAAAACATAGCAACCCTTTTCACCGTAGTACCGGACCTGTTAGACCAAATTAAGAGTACATACAACAAAGGCGAAGGTCAACCGGAGTACAACGAAAAGGATTTACTCGATACTGCGAGAGAAGTACAGGTGCTAATACTTGACGACCTGGGGGCGCATCAATACACAGAATGGGCGCAGGGGAAACTGTTCACTATTTTAAACCACAGGATCAACTTTAACCTGCCGACGGTCATAACGACTAATCTTGATTTAAAGGATATGGACAAGACAATCGGCGAACGTGCAGCAAGTAGAATTATTCAACTCTGCCAACCGATAAAGATTGAGGCAGACGACGACATAAGGATGCAGAAAAGACTTGCTAAGTGGAATGATGCTACTTAACCACGCCCCGACCAACCGTAAGCAGTAGGATTTATCTGAATTTAGGAGGATTGCTATGGAACCAATAGTTAAATACCATTGTCCGGTATGTGATAAAGAATACGAAACACCGGAAGAAGCGGAAAACTGTTTTGTGCCGTTAAATGAGAGATTTAAGCAGGGAGATATAATTGTTCTTGGTTATATTAATAGTCCCAAAAGGGTTATGTATCCCATAAGACCAAATGAAATGGGCATAACGGCAGAGTTAATTGCAGAACATAGCATTGCCACATATCAACCAGTTAAGAAAGGCATTGATGCTAGAGGTTATTATTGCGGATCCGGAATGACTCTCTGTAAGGCTAAAAAATACCCTCTTGAAGATGCTAAGAAGTTAGTCAGCGATTTACGCCGCCGGCTGAAAAATGCCGAGAAGTTTTTAGAAATGGTAAAGAAGATGTATGAGGAGGAAGTCAAATGAGAACATGCCGCATTAACGCATCGCCGGATCAGATTAAGCAGATAGTGGAAACTATCAAGGGTGCTAATCCCGACAGTCTCTTAGTGTTACCGCCTGTCAATCCTATCAGCGTATATTCACCGACCAAGAAAAAGAAGTATCACCGGATAACCGTTGAACTCGTAATACCGGAGGGTGCTTTAAATAGTTCTGCCGACCTTACTGATTTCGGAGTTTTCGCTGTGCTGAGGATACCCGAAAAACATATTTCAGAGCAGTATTTAGTGGATAAAAAGAAGGAGGATACCACTAATGCCGAAACAGAAACGCCACAAACAACCTAAACTAAAAATCATCGTTGACCTGCCGAACGAGAGCAACCGGAAATGGTACGACGAGAAATACCGGAATATGTTCAAAGATCGCCGGGGTGTTTTACACGATTACCGGGATGGAATGTCGCCGGGGTATTGCGTGGCAGCGGTGGAGGTAGTGAGTTGATTAACGAAATGACGATGGGTTCACTATTTGACGGAGTGGCAATGTTCCCACTAGCCGCAGAACGCAACGGAATTAAGGCAGTTTGGGCGAGTGAGATAGAAAAATTTCCGATGGCGGTTAGTCGGTTAAGATTTCCCGACATGAAACACCTTGGCGATATTAAAGATATAGGATTATGTACCTATATCACACATTTCAAAGGTACTAAATGTAATTTTTATATAAATACATCTAAAGACGTTTTAGTTAAACCTGTGGATATAATCACTTTCGGCAGTCCATGTCAGGATCTAAGCGTAGCAGGTAAGCGTGAGGGGATGGCAGGAGAACGATCAGGATTGTTTAGTCAGGCGATACGGATAATTAGAGAAATGAGGTTTGTGACAAATGGAGAATACCCTCGATACGCAATATGGGAGAACGTACCCGGAACATTTAGCAGCAACTCGGGACAGGATTTTAGAACCGTGCTTGAAGAAATCACAGCGGCCGAAATTCCAATGCCTAAGTCTGGAAAGTGGGCAAAAGCCGGAATGGTCAGAGGGAATGGGCATAGTGTTGCTTGGAGAACACTCGATGCGCAATACTGGGGAGTCGCCCAGCGTCGTAAGAGAATCTTTCTTGTCGCAGATTTTAGAGGTCAACGTGCCGGCGAAATACTTTTTGAGCGCGAAAGCATGTCAGGGGATTTTGAGACGAGCGGAGAAACGAGGAAAGAAGTTGCCGGAAGTGTTGGAAATGGCATTGAGACAACAATCCTCTTTGAACCACGAAGTCAGGACGGAGTACCAAGAATTCACGAAAGCGGAATCTGCCCAACTCTTAACACAGCACAGGGGGGGCAACGGCAACCATGTATAGCGCAACCGATGGCATACTCTTTTGATGCACTCGGAAGTAACTCGATGAAGTCAAGCAACCCCCATAGTGGAGGAAGATTTATTGATACCTGTTACTGTTTGGATACGTCAGTTCCAGAACCTTCTAAAAATCAGGGCGGTATTGCAATACTTGAACCTAAAGCATACGTTATTCAATCCGCAACCATGAGCGGAGATAAGAAACAAAACGGTTTAGGTGTGTCAGATGGTCCGTGCTATACGCTTGATTGTCGGGCGGATCATGCGGTTGCTTATGGCATTAGGAACGCTCCGAAACCCAACATAGGAACTATTTGCGCAAGCGGAGCAGGGACAAACAGACCAGCAGGGCAGGGGAATGAAACTGATTTAGTTATCTGTTATCCCGAACCTGCAAACGCTCTGCTTGCAAAAGGTAATCTGTCATACCGTGCCGATGTGGATAATTTAGTTTGTGCTGTAGATGTCAGAAACCTTTACGAAACCGAGGAATTAAGCGGAACACTGCAAAGCAAAAACACAGGTGGTTATTCGCTTAACTATCAAAATCCTGTTAGGGTTGGTTATGCGGTAAGGCGACTCCTGCCAATCGAAACGGAGCGCTTAATGGCGATGCCGGACGGTTGGACCAATATTCCCGGAGCGAGTGACACGGCACGTTACAAGGCGATTGGCAATTCATTGGTTATGCTGATACCTGATTGGATATTTAGTCAGATAGTTAAACTGCATGTCAATTAGTCAACCATAATCCAAAATAACCGCAGTAGCGACTCCGTACAGCGACGTAAAACTACAGGACATGCTTTTATACCTGTTGTCGTGATTGGGGAGTAAAAGGGGGTTTGAAATGGCAAGACCGTCAAGGGTTTTACTTAAAGAAGAATTGGCGTATATGAAGCAATGGGCAGCCAAAGCGTCCTGCGCTAACATCGGTGAAAACTTGCTAATGTCGGAGCAACAATTGGGCGCATATATGAAAAAACACGGTATGTCGAGAGCGAATAAGGGTGCTAGATACCTTGTTGTGCCGGATAGATATACAGGTCCGACTTCCTATGTGCAGCGAGGTAGAGACAATAGGTTTGTAAACCTCTTTACTAGACATAAAATCGAAGGAAATGTCAAGTTGCCGGAAAAACCTTGGAGCATTGAGCAGAGTTTTGAAAACCCTATCTTGTTGGTGAGTGCAACCGCAGGGGTGATGATTTGGCGCAATAGCGGTAAGGGTGAATGTCTATGACTACAGGCGACACGGTAAAAGTTGTCAGGATGCCGAAAGGAGTCAGGAAAACTAAGCACAAATTTGCCATTGGTGATATTGGCGAGGTTAGAAATATTTACGGCAAATGTGCTTACGTGTGGTTTGATGTTGGCAGGGGCGCACCAATTAGCACGATAAATTTGGAGGTGGTTGGTGGTAGGGAGGAAGAGCGCAGTAAAGAGGGAACAGGAAATAGGTAAGTTGAAAACCGAAGTAAGTGTTTTACAAACTAGATTTGCAGTTTTGAGTGGTGCATACAACTATCTGCGCGAGGAAAATTTAAGACTTGATAGTTTCGACTACCAGATTAAGTTGCTAAGCAAAAACTTGGACGAGGCGCAGGTAATTATCGACAGACTGCAAAATACAGCATGGAGAAGGTTTTGTCGATGGGTACGTCTACTGTTTACGGTATAATGTAGTTGAGAAGGGGAGAAAATTAGGGTGATTTAATGCACATTAAAACATACAAAATCTCTCATATAACTCAATATCCCTACTAAGGGTTGTCGAAATCGGACATTGAGACTAAATCAGTCAACAGATAACTACCCTCAGTCGAGAGGATGTCCGTAGAAGTTCCGGAGATACACCGGGCGCCATATGTGCTAGACGTAAAATTGAGCATGGTTAGGGTTATCTATAGCGGTTCGTTGCCGTAGGATGTCAATACGGTCCTGCAATCCCACTTAATCTGATAAATCAGGTTATGGTGGCGCAGGTATATGAGAGTGGTTGTAAGTGTGTCGGGAGGCAAAGACTCTACTTATTTAACGGCATATGCTCTTTATAGATATGGTCGAGAAAATTGTATCTTTGTTAGTGCTGACACTGGTTGTGAGTTTCCAGAAACATACGAATACCTGAACTATCTCGAAATAAAGTTGGGTATAAAAATACATCGCATTAAAAGCGATAAGTGGGATTATTTTTCTTACTGCCGACATAGAAGTAAGTTTCCTGATGCTAGAAATAGATTTTGTACGTCAGACTTAAAACAAGCACCATTAACTAAATGGATAACTAGCGCAGGTATAGACCGATACGATGACATAATGCTAACAGGTGAGCGCAGAGAGGAAAGTAAAAAGAGGTCAACTTATCAGGAACATTATTATAACCAAAAATTGAGAATTGGCGGTTGTCGTCCGCTATTAAACCTAACAACCGGAGATATATTTACGGGGATTAGACAGGCGGGACTTGTGCCCAATCCGGTGTATAAGCATTTTACTAGACTTGGTTGTTATGGATGCATTTTTAATACTATTGACGAGTGGGTTCAGTTGAGTAAATTCTACCCTGACTTATTTAGTAAAATTGCAGATCTGGAAAATGAGATTGGTTACACTGTCCGGCAAGGAGAAACATTGAGGCAGTTAATTAGTCGCAAAGAAAGGGATTCAGCATGACACCAAAACAAGGGCAAACATACAGACATTTTAAGGGCAGCGTATACGATATTGTTTCGGTCAAAAATGACAACGTGAAATATCGTGCGCGCAGTACCGGCGTAGTTTGGAATAGGAGTTTGGAGGAATTTACCGACTATGTTTTTAGGGGATTTAAGTTAATGCGGAGATTTGAGAGGTTGATTTGATGGGCAGAAAAGTGAGCAGACCAAAGCAAGACCGGCAGACACTTTACAAAGAATTCAAGTCTGCTGCCGAGAAAAATTTACCTAAGAAGGGGGAGAAGTAGTTTGTTAAAACCGACAATTTTAACTTGTTTCGATATACCGGAAGTATGGTACAGGTCGCTTTCTGAGTTATACCATGCTCATAGCGGAGGCGATAATCGGGAATACCTTGTACAACATGGAAGTTTTGAGAATCAACATAAGCGCAAGGAACTTGACTATTTTATGGCGGTTATTACTAATCCAGGCAATAGACCGCTAACACCGATTATGCCGGANGGTTTGAGTGTTGCGCCTCCTACAGATATGGATAAAATTGAGAAGTATTTTGCCGNTTACATTATTGGTGCTGAGGTTGCCGACAATGAGGATTACACCTACGGAGAGCGCATAAGTATTAGTTTGCAGAATGTCATAGAGATTCTAAAAATAACTCCAGACACCAACCANGCTATTATTGAAGTNGGNCAACCTTTAGATATTTATCTGAATGACCCGCCTTGCCTGAGGATGATCGATTGCCGGATTAAAGACGGTATGCTACATTTCATAATCTACTTTAGGTCATGGGATATATTTGCCGCATTACCTGAGAATCTGGGAGGGTTGCAACTCTTAAAAGAATACATGGCGGCAGAAATTGGGGTAAGGGATGGCGGCATGATAATTTCCTCTAAGGGCGCACACGTTTACGACTATGCCTGGGATCAGGTTAAGCAGTTAGTTAGGTTTAGGGATAAGACAGACCCTATCATCATAGACAATCCCGACGAAGGAGATATTGAGTAATGTCAATATATAATGTACGCAAATTAGGGCGCGAATACTGTCAAACAGAAGGTTCCGCGCACTATAAAGGCGGTGGTGTTGAACCCATAGACTTAATGATTTCTAAGGGCATCATCGAGGACTTTTGTATCGGCAATATAGTTAAGTACGCAACACGTTTTAAGCATACGCGCAACCTTGAGGATTTGAAGAAAGTTTCCGACTACTCGCATATTTTGGCCGGTGTGGAGTTGGAGAAGGTACAACCAAAACTGGAAATTATACCAGATGAAATGTGTTCGAGTTGTAATAAACAAAACTTTTCCAATTTAAGTTATTGTAATCTAGTATTATCCAAGACCAAAGAGTGTAAGGAAAATAACTTCTGTTATTGGGAGGGTTAACATGAACTTCATCGAGGAACTCGAAAACGCTCCTTGGCCTAAGTTTTGCCGAGAAGCGGCAGAGCAGCGAAAATGTGAAATTTGCACTAATCCAGAACATGCTAACTCTATCAATACGCTTACTGGTGCTATAAGAAAACCAATGTTCTGCCATATAGACTGTGATAAGAGGGAGAAAAGTAAATGAAAGGTCACTTCCCACAGATTAAATTTGTCAAACTAAACACAGCATCAGAGCAATGGAAACACGTTGAATCTGAGTGGAGAGAAGTTAAATTAGCAACATATCCAGAAGATAGATTGATGGAAAAAGTAGACTTGTTTCACTCTCTGGAAACTTACTTTCGTAGGTTGGAATTTGAGGGCGTAGACGTTGAAGCATTATTCGGCAAGGTAGTACAGAAGAACCATGAGCGAGGATATTACAAATGATCGCAAAAATGGACATGCGAGTGCGGAAAGGAAAATCAGGCCAACGTATTCTCATCGGGGGCAACGACAGTAAAATGCTCCCGGTGCTATGAGGATCACATCATGGAAACGAAAACTATCGTAACTAAGTTGAGTTTCGGTAGAACGGAGATTAAAGGGAGTTGATTTTATGTCTAAAGGAACTCCTTGGAGCGCAGAGGAAAAGGAAATAGCGAGTCGCAACTTAACGATTAACGATATATATAATCTATTCCTCCGTAATGAATTTAATCGTAGTAGAGAGAATATCCGCAGATGGAGAAATACAAACGGTATGGGCAGTTTGAAAAAGTCTGACTTAATAACTGTGCCTAAAATAGATAAAAAACCGAAAGAGCGTAAACGCTTTCCGGTGGGACTTCGGGATTGGTTGATGTTCGGATGAAAAAACGCAAAGTAAAGAAAACTCCCCATTGTGGGTGGTGTCTCTCAAAACTCCACCCCGGCAAGATGGGGTGGATTAGGGTACTAAGTAAAAACTGCTTGCACAAGAACGGCAGGTTTAAGTCGTGTAGGCATTTTAGGCCGAACATGGATCATCCTAAGTGGAAATATGAAGGATTTAAGGATTTTGGAGGGTGTTAATTTGAAAGTATGCGGAATTGATGCGTCCTTAACGAGTACAGGGATAGCAATATTGCATTGCAATAATGAACCGATAACTACAGCAGTAAAGAATAATTTAACCGGGATACCGAGACTAATCTATGTGCGCGACTATGTTAAGCAGGTTATCGAGGGCGCAGACTTAGCGGTTATCGAAGGATATGCTTTCAGTAAGGGAGATTTTGCCCATGCTAAGGGTGAATTGGGTGGAGTATTGCGCCTGATGATTGTTGATAGCGGAATGAAATTATTGGAAGTTACACCTAATCAACTAAAGAAGTTTGCAGTAGGCGATCACAATGCAAGCAAGGAAAAGGTTGCCGTAGGTGTATATAAGCGTTGGGGTAAGGAATTTAAGGAGAATGACGAAACGGACGCTTATNTATTGGCTGAAATCGGCAGGGCATATTTAGGACTAACCGATAAACTGACCGCATATCAGCAGGAGGTTATTGACGCTCTGCATGGCAAGTCGGAGGTCAGGAAGAGAAAAGCAAGGGGAGGAAAATAGATTATGGGTTGCGATATTCATGTTTACTTAGAGGTTAAAAAACATATAAACGACATAGAAGAATGGGTAAGTGCTGATTTATTTAAACTAAATCCATATTATCCTGGAGACGAAGAAGACTGTGAGCAACAATATGAAATTTGCCATGCATATAGAAATAGAGACTACGAACTATTTGCAACATTGGCAGATGTGAGAAATTATAACGGCATAGCACCCATATCGGAACCAAAAGGAATGCCCGATGATTGCTGTCAAATGGTCATTAATGAGTGTAGAAGATGGGGCGGGGATGGGCACTCTCATAGTTACTTTACGTTAAGAGAATTACAGCAATATGCAGACAGTAAGATTAAGACAAAATACCAGGGATATATGTCACAAGAAGAAGCTGAAAAGGTAGATAAGGGAGAAATGCCTACCATGTGGTGCGGTTGGGCAAATGAAAAATTAGGATTTGTTTACCGAGAATGGGAATACGAAGATAATATTCTTGATTCACTTATTAGTTCTATGGTAAGGAGAGTTCATGAAACACACTGGCTTAATGAGGAATATTTGAAAGAAAACCCAGATAAGCTAAGAATGGTTTTCTGGTTTGATAATTAACAATAATATGACCGATCAAGAAAACCAACTAACCAGTGAGTTTATCGCGTTCTGCGAGACTCACCGGGAAAAGTTAGCAGGGATGAAGGATAACTCAACTAGGATGAATTTTATGCAGGAGAAGTTGCCGCATATACCGCAATACCTCGTATTGAGGGCGGTTAGACCTTATTTGGTTAAGGGGGTTTGATGTTGCGTAGTATTGTTATTGAAACTGTACTTTTAGTTTACGGTTGCTCACTGGAAATACATTTACCGCTTTGGAAACAGCACTCATTCAACGGCAGAGCAAATTTCCGCAGCAATGGCAGTAACTTTTGCCGGAGTCATTTTCGCAGGCCTCGCGCTAATCTGTGGTCGGGGCAGAGAAAAAGGCAACAAAGTGATCAACAATGTTAAAGTTTTATGTATCTAAAAACAATAACAGACTTAACCGCCGCCCGTGGGTTCCTGAGTATATAACTGACAACCTTTGCCTTAACCCTATATATAAGACGGTGAGAATATATAGGGGGGGGGTGAACGTCCTCCTTGACTCAGGAGCGTTCCAAGATGTTGATAAGGATAAAAGACTGACGTATGAAGAAGCACTTAATCGTCAACTCAATTTTGAGCAGGCGGCAGGTTTTGTGTCTCAGCGAATAGTCAGTTATGACAGGTTAGTTGACGAGCAGTTGAAAGAAGGTAAAAAGGTAAAATGTCGCGTTGACGAGGACAACGGTTGGGAATACGTCAAAGACACTGTGGGAGCTGCACAGTATTTAGTTAGTCAACGGGATAAATTAGCACCTCGTCAGTTAGTTTTGTCTAATCAGGGTACGACTACAGAACAATATTTGACCTGTCTAAAAGAGGTGTTACGCATAGCGCAACCGCAGGACTGTATTGGGATGGGTGGGTTTTGTATAATCGGGGCGAGAAAAACACTACAACCGCAATTTTTTGAAATACAGGAGAAGTCATTTCCGCTAATAAAAGATGCCGGCATAACCGATATTCACCTGTTCGGGGTAACTGCTATACCTGTACTTGAAAGATGGGTAGAAATAGCAAGACCATATGATTTTAATCTCAGCGTTGACAGTTCATCAGCAGAGCGCAGATCAGTTTTTGGTGGTGTATTTAGTCCCGACACTGGCAAATGGGAAGCGAAATACACCAGACAAGACAAGTATATTAACTATCATCCGAGGGACTTAGCATTAATCAATACAATAAACTTTAGGGATTATTTGGAGGGCATAGCGTGATAGTATTTCTTTACGTAGCGGCAATTTTGGCCGGAAATTGGTTATCTAGCACCTTCGCACCCGTAAACATTGGCCCATTTTTAATAAGTTTAGGCACATTTACGATAGGGGCAACTTTTATTCTCAGGGACTTAGTGCAACAAAAACATGGCAGATATATGACATATGCGTTCATAAGTGTAGCACTTCTTTTATCACTGATACAATCGGCAACAATGGGACAGGGTTTACCCGTGGTCATTGCTTCTATAATAGCATTTGCGGTAAGCGAAACAACCGACACTGAGATTTACACGAGGTTAAAACTGCCGGTCCACTGGCGTGTGTGGTGGTCAGGTTTCGTTGGAGGAATACTTGACAGTACGGTGTTTATTGTGCTTGGACTATCACCTTGGGGTATGGGATTTATGCCTTGGTCAGTAGTTCCGATGGCGATAATTGGACAATCGCTGATAAAGTTAACTATGCAGGCAGTCGGGGCAGGTATGGTAAAAATGGGAGGTCGTAAATGAGTAAAATACCTCTCGCTGATCCGTTCAAACAAGAAAAACTAATAGTCGCTAACTATCTAATCAACTATCACGACATAAAACATCAGTACGAGCAGGACCGGGAGAGAATACTCGAAAACTCTCCCCCACCTCCCGACGGTATGCCAAGAGGTAGCACGACAGGCAATAGGACGGCATCGGCAGGGATCGCATTGGCATCGTTAGCGGTAACGGAAACGTGGTTGCAGGTAGTTAAGGAATTGGTAGCAGGTTTGAATGATGATGATAAACTACTGTTGGGATTAAAGCGGACGCATAAGGATTATGTGCGCGGAAGTTCGGTGAAAAAACTAATTGTCATGGAACTTGGGGTAAGTATGAGAACGGTTTATAATCGCTGGCAGGTGATATTGGAGCAGGGACGGACGTTGGCGGTTAGAAGGGGATTATTGCGGTGAGCAGGGGAGAGATCCCCTGCTTTGCTGTTATTGCGAAAAAGGTAAATAATTCGTAAGAAAATCAACTAATTTCTTACCTTCGGGAGTAAGTATTTTACCTCTCCACAAACATCTATTACACCTACCGCGGTCATTCTTGTCTGGTGAATTATCAGGATCGCCATTGCAGACGGGGCAAACCTCTTCCATAACAATACCTTGGAAAGAGTAAAATTTAGGGCGATTAAGCAACTTAAATATCTCCACATGATGTTTCTTAATAGCGTCAACTGCCTGCTCTACTGATATTTCCATGATATGTCTACCGAGCGGTAAACCTACTTCAAACTTAATGATGTCCTCAATGTCAGGACTTTTAATAATTCCTGACAAGATATCTCCAACTAATTTATTAATCTTATCTTGCATAATTATTCCTCCCCTGGGGTTTAAGGTTCACCCCGAACCGTTTTAATAACTAAGGTATCATAAACCTTTTGACTCCTGCTATCAACCCCTTACCGTCCCTAACTGCCGAATCAGGGCCAGTGTCGGGGCAAATAACGTCTGACCTGGAACCGCCCAAAACCTGAGCGACAAGTAGGGCAACTATATAGATTGTTCCTTCCACCTGTTCGGGAAGGTTTTCAATGCTCCCGTAAATGGTTTTGTGTACGGGCAGACCATTGACGGTATGAGAAAATTCTGATCTTGAAGCAACACGAGCAGCCGTTCCGGCATTAGGGAAAACATACTCTTCGCCGCCGTAACACAACTTTACGTCGTGTGGGGTAAGGTTGATAATGTTCATTTTTCCTCCTTCATGGTCGGTATTTTTAGCCCCGACCGGCTATTTATTTTAGTCTACGTAAACTTTAAACATATTTAGGTTGTGGTGATATGAAACTCCGGCAACTTTAACCGCAGTGTCTACGGTATGAATAAACATACCGATTTGCGGCACAAAACATAGATTAAGCGCAAATATAAGACGTTTACCTGTGTAAAATTCGCATGTATACATCTAAAAATCCCCCTTGTTTTAATCCTTCGGCATCCCCTGACAAGGCAGGAGATAACGAAAGACTAACGCTGTCCTTGAAGTTCAAATAGTTTTTCAATAACCTCCTCTCCGATGACTTCTTTAACGTCCCTGTCTTTCAGGGATCTAATGGTTATCCCCGACGTAGACAAGGCGCAGAACGAAAATTTCAACCCCATTTCTTTTAACTTCG